ATGCCATTGTCGGATCTCAAATGTCGCAACGCAAAGCCTGCTGAGAAGGACTATAAACTTACAGATGGAGGGCGTCTTTATCTTCTTGTTCGCCCGAACGGATCGAAGCTTTGGCGGATGAATTATGAGTATGCCGGAAAGCAGAAAACCCTATCTATCGGTGCCTATCCGTTGGTATCGCTGGCCGACGCGCGGCAATCCAGAGAGAGTGCAAAGGAGCATTTGGCTTACGGACGTGATCCGGCTCTTACCAGCGCGGATCATCCCGAGCGAAGGTTCAAGGTCGTAGCAAGGAACTGGTGGGACGCACGAAAGGCGAGGTGGAACGCCATCTATGCCGAGCGAATTTGGGACCGTTTGGAAGATCGGGTTTTCCCGCGGCTCGGGGAGTTGGACATAACCAAGATTGCGGCGCGAGATATTCTGGCAACTATTCAAGAGATCGAGGAGGAGGGGAAACACGATCTCGCTCGGCGCGTGCGGCAATATGTGAGCGGGGTGTTTCGTTACGCTATTGCTTCTGGACTTACGGCCACCGACCCGTCGGCGACTGTGACTGACGCAATGAAGGCCAAACCGAAAACGGTACATCGAGCAGCGATCCGCGAAGACGAACTGCCGGAATTCTTCCGGCGCCTCCGAAATTACGGCGGCGAGGTGCAAACCTCACTTGCGCTCGAACTTCTTATTCATACTGCTGTCCGGTCCAAGGAACTCCGGCTTGCGACATGGTCAGAGTTTGATTTCAGAAAGCAGATTTGGCGGATTCCGGAAGAGCGGATGAAAATGAAGAGGGAGCATTTGGTTCCTCTGACCGACCGAGCTATTGAGATCCTGCATGAGTTGAAAGAGATCGCTGGCGACAGCGAATTGGTCCTTCCAAGTCCAGACAAGGTTGCTCAGCCGATTTCGAACAACACGTTGCTCTATTGCCTGTATCGAATCGGCTACCACAGCAGGGCTACTGTGCACGGTTTCCGCAGCACGTTCTCTACGATTGCAAACGAGTCGGGTCTTTGGCGAAAGGATGCGATTGAGATGCAGCTTGCGCATTCCGAGGAAGACGAGAGTCGCGAAGCCTACAATGCCGCATTGTACCTCGCCGAGCGGACCAAGATGATGACCTGGTACAGCGAGAAGCTGATCACGTTGTCAAAGAAGGTCGCAAATCGAGACGACCTTCTCGAAGGGCTTCTCTGAAGGCATATGGCTGCGCAGGAACTCGATCACCTCGGGGCCGGTGTAAAAAACTTTGATCTCGACTTCGACTTCTGCGAACCGTTTGATCTCGCCGCTTTGGCCGGCTGAGAGCCCACCATTTTTTCGCTTGCGAGCGGCGGGCTTTTTCATCTCGATGAGGAACAGCTTGCCGTATCCTGCGAAGAGGCGATCAGGGCAACCCACACGACCTTGATATTGTATTTTGCGGACAATCCACCCATTGTTTTCCGCCCATGCTGCAGCATCGAGTTCTTCGTTCTTCTCGATTTTGCGCGTGGTGAAATCGAAATCGGGCAGGGGTTTCATCTCTTGAACCTCACGACGTGGACAGGTTTCTCAATTAACCGAGCGTAGTTGACCGTGTAGCGGGTGCCTGGCGACCTGCCGTCCCAAAAAGCAAGTAGTCTGTCGCACGCCTCTGCTATCTGTCGGTCTCTCCGATGATAGCCACCGGGCTTGCCGTCGGGCAGGTAGATCAGGGGGTCGACACCATTCAATTCAGCCCACCATTCAGCAAACGTGTCCGCTCCGAGCGGACAGCCTCCGCTGATGATCAGGGAAGGTTTGTAGGCGGGAATAATGCGGCAGAGCATGGGAAAATCGCGGAAGGTGCGGCTACCGATGACAGCGAGTCGCGTCATGCCGCTACCATCCAGGTGCGCAAGACCGTTTCGCGATTGGCTTTGGTGAGCCGGATGCGCTTCAGCTTCGGCGGCTTTGGACCATAAAAGCCTAGATCGCCAAGGATTGTCTCGGTTTCCTCAATGTATCTCTGGTAATCGATGTCTTCCGGAAAGTCGTCGGGGAGCCGCATGCATTCTGCGGCGCCATCGGTTTTCGGAATCTTCTTGAAGTTGCCGGTCGTCTCATGCGGCACGGTGTCATAGATCGCGTCCCCGTCGGTCGACCAATAGTAGCGTATCGCCTTGCCGAGGTACTGGTCGCGCCATGTCGCCCCGTTAGCGGCTTTGATGACGGTGACGAATTGCCGGATGTCGCGACAGGCTCTGATGGTCTCTTCAATCGGGGTGCCGTGCTTGATGCGGGCCAAGGCGGCGTCGGAGCAGATTGTCATCTGCGGGTTCTTCATCAACTGGCCGCGCACCGGGTCAAAGTCAGACTTGTCAGGGTTCCACGGGTTGCCGAGCGGTCCTTTGCGCTTGTGTTTTCCGTCCATCTTGATCGCAAAGTAGCTGTTGACCGACTGATTATAGATGGCCTTGTATTCGCCGAATTCGAGGTCGAAACCAGTATCGGCTTCCCACTGAGCGCAAACCTGTTGCAGCACTGACGGCTTCAGTCTGTCCTTTATCAGCCCATCGTACATGTCTCGCGGACACTGGAAGAGCACGCCGTCAGTGTTTCCGCTGACAACATTAATGCCGGCTTCCAGCGCGCGTTCGACCAGCATCAGAATAGCAAGCTGGCAGGTGAGCGTCACCGAGAGGAGCAGGTGAGGCGCATAGAGGATGCTGTATCGGCTGCCGAGCTTCCCGTAGACACCGTTCAATTGGATCTTGCCGCCTTTGTCCTTCACCTTGCACTCTTCGAGTTCCCGGTTCAGGGCTGCAATGCGATCGGGGTCGTTGACCTTGGGTAGCTCTTCTTCGATTTCCTTGGCGCGCTTCTTTGCTGCAAGGCGTTCTCTGCGAATACCGTCGTAGGCTTCGAGGAACTCCGGGCCGAGCGAGCGCGGGTAAAGTCCGAGCATGAGAATGGCTGCCGGATACTGGGAAGCCACGTCAGCATCGATGAGAATATGGCTGTCTGTCGAGTAGGTTGCCCGGTTAGATTCAGTGGTGTGGATCCCGCCGATGCCGAACTGATAAATTTCTGTGCCGAGTTTGATTTGCGCGGCTTCTGTCGCCATCCATTTTGGTGAAGCAGTTTTTCCGTCCGCCTTTACGACGAAGTCAGTTTCGCGGACGCGCTCGAGCAGTTCCTGTAAAGCCGGCGTTCTGAAAGAAACCCAGTCTGGTACGGGATACTTGAATGTCGTTCCCGGCTTCGTCTCAACCTTTTTGACCTTGCGCCCTGTGATCTCCTCAACGCGGGTTTTAACGATCGCTTCGCCGATCTGGCTGTCCGACTTGGACATGAAGTTACGATTATAAACGACCCCCAAGGCGCGACGCAGCTCCATCGGTTCTCGCAGGGCGTTCCAGAGATTGTGCGTGGCGTCAAGGTCGGAGTGGAGGCAGTAATTGGCGACGATGTCCATCTGCTCGTGAGTCAGACGCATGTCGGGAGGGAAAGGCAGGTCTTGTAGCTGTTTGCCCATCATTCGGCCGTTGAGTGATTTCAAGCTGGCGAATGCATTGGGCTGCGGCTCGGAGAGGTCGATGTGTAATTTCTTGACCTCGAAAGGGATATCGATGCCGAGGAATTCTTCAGCTTCCCACCATTGGATGTTGCCTTCTATCAGACGGTCGCTGGCGCGTTTGAGATGGGCGTTGGTGACGTGTTCCTGTAACGAGTACCAGATCATCGGAACGTCGTAAGATAAACTGCGGTATCCGACCGTGGTATGCTTTCTCAAGACGGAGCGGACATATCTGCGATCATAGTTCGGTGATCTTGAACTGAACTCCACGCCTACACGCTTACCGTCTTCCTCGCGCTTGAAGCCGATGAAGAAGAAGTCGTGATAGCACTCGATATCGGTAAAAATCACACTCATGCGGCGTCGTCTCGCTCAAAGTTGATGCCCGATTTGACCCTCGGAGCCGGGGTTCTGGTGGCGGGCTTTAGCCGCCGACTGCATGGCGACCTCCATCTCTTGGGTTTCGTCGAACAGCGTTCGGCTGATGAAATTACTCATAACGACTCTTGAATTTCACGTAAAGAGTGAATATCAATTTAAACGAGACTAATGGAGACGCGAAATGAGTGACAGTCTTATGAGGGTGACCGACGTGTCCAAGGTGACAACGTTATCGCGCGCCGAGATTTATCGCAGAGTGAAGGCTGGCACATTTCCCGCACAGACGCGGATTTCACATCGCTTCTCGGCCTGGAACAGGAGCGACGTGGAGAAGTGGATCGCGAAGACCACCCGTCGACCCAATGTCGACCTCACAGACCTATTGGTGTGAGCTATGGTCGATCTGAGTGACTTGATGGGCGGAGGTGAGCCTGCAGGCCGTCCGCGCGGCAGGCCTACCAAGGCGGAGGCTGAAGCGCGTTTGCAGAAACAGATGCAGGAAGACCTTCCGCACTATACCGAGTTTCGCAAGCCTGTCGGCGTGATGTTCATCGCCAACGTAGTCGGCAAGCAGCCGAAGCAGATTCAGAAACGGCTTGAAAAGTGCCCGGTCGCCAAGTGGGCTACGCACGGCGGCAAACAGGTGCCGTTCTACGATTTCATGACTGCCATGTCCTATCTCGTGCCGCCGCGTGGCAGCATTGAGGACTGGTTTGCGCAACAGAACGCCGCCAGCCTGCCGCCCTACGTCAGCAAGATGTGGTGGGACTCAGCGCACCAGCGGAATCGCGTGATGCTCGCCTCGGGCGATCTCTGGCACACGGAAGATGTGACGCTCGTGCTCGGGCGCGTCGCCATGATGATCCGCCAGGACGTGAAGATGTGGATCGAAGACCTGCCCGAGAAAGAGTTGCTCAGCAACAAGCAGTACGGTGCGCTCGTTGATGCCACCAACCGTCTTGTCGACGATGTCCGTAAAACGCTCGTCGAAATGCCCCGCGAGACGCTTTCGATGACGGCTCACATCAAGAGCGAACTCGACAGCAGCGGGCGTATGATTGATGACGCTGATCGTCCGACGGGAGATGATGAGTGAACTCATCTCTTCGCCAAATTCGCCCACCCACGATCGATGAGCTGATCGGCTCGGTGCGGTTCAAAACGCTCGAGGACATCGTAGCATCGGCCTTTGACGATATGAAGCCGGCAAACCGGATGACGGTGACGGATGCTGCGAAAAAGTACACAAAAATCGGTACAGGCGGCGGCCACAGCCAACCGTGGTCAGAAGATCGAACGCCGTATCTCAAGGAGCCCCAGGATGAAACGACATCGCTCGATTTCACCGGTATGGTTTTCTTAGGTCCAGCGCGAACCGGCAAAACTGTTATGGTCCTCAACATGATCAGTCACACCGTGAAGACTGATCCGACGGATATGTTGTTAGTGCACATGGACCGAGAAAACGCGAGAAAGTGGTCAAACGGCGATTTAAGTCGATACCTGAAAGCGTCGACAAAAATTCATGCCGAGCAACTTACCGCCCGCCAGTATGACAACACGTTCGACAAAACTTTCAAGAGCGGAATGCGCGTGTTGGTCACCTACCCAACGCCAGCGAACCTTTCGGGTATCACGGTGAGGATCGGAGCTTCGATCGATTATGATCGCTCTGAGGACGATATCGGCGGTGAAGGTAATCTTTACGACCTTCTGTCGATGCGAACGACGACATTCAAGCGTTTCGGCATGACCGTCGCTGAGTCGTCTCCAAACCCGAATAAGGAAATTCAAGATCCTCGTTGGATGCCGAAGACGCCTCATGAAGCGCCTCCCATCCGGGGTATCTTCGCGCTGTATAATCGCGGTGACCGTCGCAGATGGCAGTGGTGCTGCCCACAGTGCGAGGAGTGGTTTGAGCCGGATTTCAAATTGCTCGACTGGGGTGGCCACACGGACCCCATGGAAGCGCGCGATGCGACAGTTATGATTTGCCCGTGCCACGGCTGTGTGATTAAGCCTCACCAAAAACACGAACTGAACCGGAACGGTCGCTGGATTCGTGAAGGTGAGATGATTGAACCGGGCCTGACCGGCAGAACAGTTGTTCGACCGGGCATGAGGGTCACGCGGTCAACGATCGCGTCGTTCTGGTTGAAGGGCCCGGCCGCAGGCTATCGCGAGTGGGGTGACCTGGTGATGCTCGAACTGAACGCTCTCAAGGAGCTTGAGGAAACAGGCGATGATAGCGCGCTGCGAAAGACGAGAACGACGGACCAAGGGACCTATTATATCCCGCAGGCACGCCTGTCCGATTTCGCGCCCGATATGCTGAAAGCCAAGGGTGAGGATTGGGGGTCGACGCCCGAGGAGCCGCTTGTTCCGGAAGGCGTGCGATATCTCGTCGCTACCGTCGACATCCAGAAGAACTCTTTTGTCGTCCAGGTCTTGGGATACACGGCGGACGGTGATCGCGTCGTCGTCGACATGTTCAAGGTTCGCCTGTCGAACCGCCGCAATGCGAACGGCGATCGTCTGCCAATCGATCCTGCGGCATTTGGTGAGGACTGGGATGTCTTGCTTCCAGAGGTGATGAACAAGACATACGAACTGGGCGACGGGAGCGGTCGGCGCATGGCGATCCGCGCCACCGCCTCCGACTCAGGTGGCGCAGAAGGTGTCACCGCCCATGCATATAATTTCTGGCGCCGCCTGAAAGCGAAACAGGATGGCTCTCATCGCCGTTTTATCCTTGTGAAGGGAGAGGCTTCCAAATCCAAACCGTTGGCTCGAACAGAATGGCCCGATTCGTCACAGAAGGGACCTCTTGCAATTGCGCGCGGTGACGTGCCGGTGGTCATGCTCAATTCCAACAAGCTCAAGGATGCGGTTTCGTTGCTGATGTCGCGGCGAATCGCCGAAGAGGGTGTCGACGGTGGCATGTTGCGATTCCCTGACTGGGCCGAGGACTGGTATTTTGTGCAGCTAACGTCCGAAACACGCACAGCGAAAGGCTGGTTGAACACCCGGAAGAAGCGCAACGAAGCTTTCGATTTGACCTATTATGCCGAGGGTATTTCCTTGAGACCGATCGAGAAGAATGTGCCTTACACGCACTTCGGTTTCGACCGCATAGACTGGAAAAACCCACCTTCTTGGGCGGAAGAGTGGGATCGTAATGACCTCGTTTCAGGCGGTGAGGTTGATGATGATCCTCCACCGATTAAACCCACCGGCCTCAATGCACTGGCGGAGCTTGCAAAAAAATTGGCATAAAATTCACGTTAGGATTGACTTTCACTTTTTGAGTGCATAATTGTCACGTAACGACAACGCTTGAAATGAAAGGAGGTCTTGATGAACTTGCGCGTTAACGTGGTTGAAATTGCTTTGTTTATGCATTTTCGCCCGCTGCGGTTATTACGTTGCCGATGAGCGGCATGACACGGAAATGGTTTACAAAATTCCAACTTAATATTGTAATTAAGAATGAACGGCGGTATTACTCACCCTGCAAGAGCGCATTGCGGGGTGACAAATGGCGACAATCGCCGAATTGCAGGTTTGGTTACGAGAGGCTGAAAAGGCCCTTCACGAGCTATTGACCGGTAAAGGCGTCGCCGAGGTCCGTGACAGCAACGGCGAGTCCGTCCGCTACACGATGGCAAACATCTCCCGCCTTCGTCAGTACATCGAAGACCTCAAAGCTCAAATCGCTGGACAGCCAACGACTCCGCATCGTGTCATGAGGCCGACGTGGGGATGAGGGCGGCTGTTGATCTTTCAGACCTGATCGGAACTGCCGCTGATGTCTCCACAGCGGTCGCCGATACGGTGCAACCGCCCGATGCTACGGCGGCAGCATCGGGCGGTGTAGCTTACGACGGCGCATCGAAACTTGACCGGCTCGCTCGTTGGCAGCCAGCGATACGCTCGGCCGACGCCGAAATCCTCCCTGAGAAAACCAATCTTGATGCCCGATCCCGCGATACAATCCGCAACGATGCGTTCGTTTCCGGTGGCGCCGACATCTATCGCGACTCGATCGTCGGTTCTCGTTACCAACTGAACGCCCGGCCCGAGACAAAGGTCTTGTGGGGTAAAGAGGACGCGAAGTGGGAAGAAGAGTTTCAGGAAGAAACCGAGACCAAGTTCATGCTGTGGGGCGAAAGCCAGCAGAAATGGCCTGACGCCGCTCGCATCAATACCTTCACTGCGCAGGTTCGTCTCGGCGTTTGCACGTTTTTTGGCGGCGGAGAGATTCTCGCGAGCGCCGAATGGATGCCGGATGATGGCCGCCCTTATCGTTCCGCCGTGCAAATGATCGATCCGGATCGGCTTTCCACTCCGATGGACAAGCTCATGCAGGACTGGTCGCGCATCCGCAACGGGGTTGAGCGTGATCGTCGTGGCGCTCCGGTCGCGTACCACATCCGGAATTCGCACCCGAACGACGGGCCGTATCACGATTTTTCCAGTCTCTCCGATATGAACTGGACGCGGGTCCCCGCTCGCAATCGGTGGGGTCGTCAAATGATCCTGCACATTTATGAACAGGATCGCCCCGACCAGTCCCGCGGTGTTTCCGATCTCGTTTCAGCACTGTCCGAAATGCGGATGACAAAGCATTTCCGTCGCACGGAACTGGAACGCGCCGTCGTGGCCGCGAGCTATGCCGCGTCAATCGAGTCAGAAATACCCGACGATGTCTTGGCAGCCCTTGGTGGGCAGCCTCCCGAGGGCAACGCCACCGTCGAGTGGATGACCGCCTATCTGGATGCGATTGCAGCCTACAATTCGTCTGCAACGAACTTGCATATGGACGGAGCGAAGATTCCTGTTTTCGCACCAGGCACGAAGCTCAAGCTTCAAAATACCGGCGCAACCGGCCCGCTCGGCGACAAGTACGAACAAAGCCTTCTGCGCTACATCGCAGCGGCCCTCGGCCTTTCCTACGAGCAGTTCTCGCGCGATTTCACGCAGACGAACTATTCGTCGGCCCGCGCTTCAATCGGTGAGACACAAAAGGGCATGAACGCGAAGAAAGCGATTGCCGCCGACGGCGTCGCCAACTTCATTTATCGCCTGTGGCTCGAGGAAGCGATCAACAACAACGATCTCGAATGCCTCAAGCGGAAGAACGTTCCCCTCTTCTACGAGGGTTTGAACGCTGAAGCTTACTGTGCCTGCGAATGGATTGGCGCGGGGCAGGGTCAGATTGATCCGCTCAAGGAAACTCAGGCCGCCGTTCTCAAGGTGAAAAGCGGCTTTTCGACGAAGGAAGCCGAGATCGCGAAGATGAGCGGCGGTGATTATCGCCGCGTCGCGCGCCAGATCCAGCGCGAACGCGAACTCGACAGCTTTTACGGCAATCCGTCGATCTACGACAGCACCGACACCAAGGACATGGAAAACTCACTGTCCGCCACACCAAGAGAAGGAGAGGCGGCGTGAACGCAATCCTCGCACGTTTTCAGGACAGCACCGCTCTCGTTGCCGAAACCCGTGGTTCATGGCTCGAAGCCTGTGCTCATATGGCTGCCGAGCATCTCGGTGAGATCGAGAAGGCTGCCGCCAACGACAACGATTTCTGGTTTAGCGAAGACGACTGGCGGGCACGTTATCGGCCCTACAATGTCAAGAACGGCATCCTTTATGTCCCGGTGCAAGGCGTTCTCGTCAATAATTTCCCATGGACAATCGGCGGCTGGATCACCGGCTATGAGTACATCCATCAGGCTATCAAACGTGGCCGTGATGACAGCGACGTGAAAGGGATCGTTCTTGTCATCGACTCTGGTGGCGGCATGGTCTCGGGCAACTGGGACCTCGTCGACTTTATTTTCGAGACACGCGACATCAAACCGATCCGTGCCGTCGCTGCCGAGCACGCCTATTCTGCTGCTTACAACATTGCCGCTGCGACCAGCCATATCACGGTCGCGCGCACCGGAGGCGTCGGTTCGATCGGCGTCATCATTACTCATTTCGAATATTCTGAATACCTGAAGAGCGCGGGCATCAAGGTCAACATGATCCGCTCCAAGCCCGGCAAAGCGCAGGGTAATTCGCTTGAACCCCTTTCCGAGGAAGCCCGGAAAAAGTGGAAAGCGGAAGTGGACGAACTCCACAAGCAATTCGTCGCCATGGTGGCGAGGGGTCGAGGCATGGAGGAGGAGGCGGTCGACGATACCGACGCGCAGACCTTCATGGCTCGTCAAGCCGTCAAGATAGGATTGGCTGACGCCATCGGAACTCTCGACGACGCTGTAACGGCCCTTGAGGCCACGTTCTCACAAGAAGGAGAAGAACCAATGGCCGAAAATTCTCAGGCCGAACACGAAGCTGCGGTCACTGCCGCCCGTGCGGAAGGCGTGGCTGAAGGTGAAAAGACCGGCGCCGCCAACGCAATTTCCCGCATCAACGCCATCATCGGCTCCGACGCTGGCAAGGCACGGCCCACCGCCGCGCTGAATGCCGCCCTGAAGACATCGATGTCTGCGGATGAGGCGACGGCGTTTCTGGCATCCCTGCCGGAAGAAACGAAAACCGACGCAGCCGACACCACGCAGTCGGGCGCCGGCGCACCTCCCGGCATGTTCACTGCTGCAATGGAAGGCACCAAGCAGCCGAACATCGATGCCGGTGCTGACGGCAATGACGATAACCAGGCAACCGATGTCGACAAGGACCGAGCGCTGATCCGCGGCTACGGCCTCGCCGGCTTCTCTGACAACAAGGAGTAAACCGCGATGGCAAACATTACGCCTCCCTATGTAGATCCCGGCCGCGCAGCGTTCGAGGAACTCGACACCTACCTGCAGAACCATCTGTTGGCAGGTTCCCATCCGGAACTGGCACCGGCCTATTCGTTCCCGATTCCGCTGAATGCGAACTACGCGCAGTTCACCGTTCTCGGCCTGAACGCAACGGGTGAACTGGTGCCGGCCGTGACCGGTAGCACCGATCCCGACGACGACGTGCAGGCCATCGGCGTGCTCGCCCACGCCGTCTCGCGCGGCGGCGCCGGTTCTCCGGCCGTCAACGGCCAGGTGTTCTACTCCGGCTGCTTTAATCAGGACGCGCTCGTATGGGACGCCTCTTTCAGCACGGATGCGCTGAAACAGGCGGCTTTCCGTGGCGCGCCCACTCCCACCACCATCATCGTCGCCAAGCGCGCGTAACAGGAGGCTTCAATGGTCGCTCAGACTCAACATCTCGAACTCTGGGACACCAGCCGCTTCCTTGGCGTGTTCCGTGACATCAAGCCCGATCCGCTCTACTGGACGCAGTGGTTCCCCTACGAACTGCGCTCCAACGACGAATGGATCGATTTCGAAAAGATGCCGGTGCAGGGTCGCAAGCTCGCTCCGTTCGTCATGCCGCTCGCTCGCGGCGAGTCGGTCTATGAAGACACCGGCACGGCTTTCCGCTTCAAGCCGGCATACATCAAACTGGAAGACCAGGTTGACCCGCTCATGCCGCTTCGCCGTCGTGTCGGTATCGATGCGAACATGTCTCAGATGCCCGTGCAGCTTACGCCGATGCAGCGCCTCACGCTCATCCGCGCTGCCATCGCCGAGAGCCATGTTCGTGCCATCAATCGCCGCTGGAACTGGATGGCAGCGACCGCGCTTCGCGACGGCAAGGTCACCATCTCTGGTGAAAACTACCCGACCACGCTCGTCGACTTCAAGCGCGCCGCGAACCACACCATCACGCTCGGTGCCGGCAGCCGTTTCGGCGAAGCCGGTGTTTCGATCGTCGACTTCTTCCAGTTGGTAATCGACCGGATGGCGACGGCAGACTTCGGCGGTGTCCCGGTTCGTGCGACCATGGGCGGCGGTGTTTGGGCCATCATGCGCAAGGACGAAGAGTTCAAGACGCACCTGGACCTGAACCTGAAGGGTGGAAACATCACCTATGAACGGGGCCTCGTCTCTGGCGATCCGGTGTTCAAAGTGGGTGAAATGACCATCGGTGGCGGTTCTGGCCAGTCGATCGAGCTTTGGGTTGACAATTCGACCTACATCGATCCGCAAACCGGTACAGCAGCGCGCTACATCGGCAACCACCAGATCCTCTTCACGAGCACCGCCGAGGCTGTCAGCGGTACTCGTGCATTCGGCCGGATCATCGACAAGAAAGCCGGCTACGAAGCTCTCCCGATCTTCCCGAAGAACTGGGAGCAGCCGGGTGATCTGGAAGTCGAATACATCACCCACAAGTCGGCTCCGCTGTTCGTTCCGATCAATCCGAATGCCACGCTGCTGGCGAACGTCATCGCACCCTAACCATCGGGCGGCGTCGGCGCATAGAGCATGCAGCATCCCCGGCTTGGGGATGCTTTTTCCCATCAACAGGAGACTGAGAAAATGGAATACGGTTTTACGCTTCACAGCATCCGTCGCAAGGACGAAGAGCTTCCCGTCGGCAAAGTCGAGAAATTCACCAACGCCGATTACAAAGACATGGTCCGTCTCGGCGCCATCCGCGAACCGACAGCTGACGAAATGAAGCTTTACAAGCTCGCCAACCCCGATGAGGAAGTCGATCTCGAAAATGACGAGACCGGTTCCGGCGCCGACGAAACCAAGGCGACAGGCAAAGGCAAATCGACGACGGCCAAGACGCCTGCGAAGCCCAAGAGTGACGCCGGTGGCAACGACGGTGACAGCGGAGCGCTCGTCTGATGAACTGGCGGGAAAGGAAGCGAGAGTATCTGCTTCCAGTCCATGACACCTTCTCGATTCCCGCGGTGTATCTCACACACGCCGCGGGAACTCCCATGCCCGTTAATATCCGGCTACATCAGCGTCCTGCTGTTCTCGAGGCGCAGGGTGAAGACGGAACCGGTCAGATGGTAGACATCGTCGATCGCGTCATCTTCAAGGTCTCGGAAGTGACCAACGTGGTTGCGAGCGCCTTCGTCATTCTCAGCGATGTCGAGGCATATGTGACCGGCCCGAGCCGCCCTGAACGGGAGGGTTTCGTATGGGTTGAAGTCCGGAACGCTACGAAAGCGGAACTGGCAAGCTTGCTGGCCCTGGTGGACACCTCGGGTGACGCGTGGAGGGGTATCCTGCCATGGTCGCTGCAGTAATTGCCATCGAATTCGACCAGCTTTCGTTCGTCGATGAAATGACGAACTCGACCGAACTGGCCTTGGTGCGTGCTCTCAACACGACGGCGACGCGCGACCGCACCAAGTTTGCGCGTGCTGCCCGCGACCAGGTGGCATTTCCAGCGTCTTACGTTTCTCCTTCCAGCAAGCGCCTTTGGGTGAAGACGAAGGCGAAACGTAGCGCGCTTGAGACCGTGATTGAGGGCCGGGGCGCAGCCACGTCGCTGGCCCGCTTCACGAAACAGAAACCGTTGTCCGGTGGGCAGCGTCACAAAGGCGGAAAGATCAATGTGACGGTGAAGCCGGGTCAGACCCGGTCCATCCGTCGGGCATTTCTCATGCGCCTGAAGAACAACAACATCGGACTTGCTGTCCGCACAGACGGGTCGCTGCCCAAAGGGGCATACAAGCCTCGGTCGTTGGGAAAGAATTTATGGCTTCTGTACGGCCCCTCTGTTGACCAAGCGCTGCGCTCCGCTTCTGATGGCGGCGGCATTTACGAGGAGATGACACCTGAGTCATTGGAGTTCCTCGAGAAAGAGTTTTTCAGGCAGTTGGAGCTGTTGAATGGTTGATCCTTTTCGCCTGCGGGCCATGAAGCAATTGAGTCATTACGTGAAGCAGGTCAATCCAGCGAACGGATGCGAGTTCGATCTGTCGGATTTCGTCGACAGCGCAGGTCGGCCTGCGGAACGCGTTTTCCGCGGACGGACGTTGTTCGGCGACAACGATCCTCGTCCGATGGTCGTCCTGCTCGAAGACCCGCGTCCGGTCGAAGCAGTGAACGGGACATCGACATCTCCCGCAGCCGTCAATCAGTTCCGAGTGCTTCTGCAAGGCTTTGTCGAAGATGATCGCGAACATCCCCTTGATCCGGCCTACAGATTGTCCGCCGAAATCATCGCAGCATTGGTTCGCGCCAAGGCGAATCGCTTCGACATTCTCGGTCTCGGAAAGACAGCGCCGTGCGTAATGTCTTTGTCGATCGGCCAGCCCGTGCATCGTCCTCCGGACGATGAGGTTTCGAGCGTGGCCTACTTCCTCATACCGGTAACCCTCGGCCTTGCCGAGAACCTTGAGAACCCTTTCGCGTAGAATAAAATCACGTTATAGTCGCAATACTCACAAGGAGAGCAATTCAATGGACATGCAATCCCGCAATCTTACACTCCCCAGGGGCTCGCTGCTTTTCGCAAAGTACAAGCCCGGCACGCAGATTCCCGGTCCGTTTCGCGAACTCGGCAACTGCCCGGAATTCACACTCACGCGTGAATCTGAAACGCTCCCCCATTATTCTTCGCGGCAGGGACTGCGCCAGCTCGATGAAGAAATTGCCATCGAGTCCACTCTTACGGGAGCGGTAACAACGGACGACATGAAGGCTGAAAACGTTGCCTATTTCTTCATGGGCGATGTCAACACCGTCACCGTGACGGCCAGCAGCAATCAGACGGAGACGTTCGAAGACGTGAAGGCTGGCGATCTCTTTCAGCTCGGCTTCAGCGACACCAACCCTTCCGGCGCCAGGAAGGTTACCACCGTGGTCGTTACCGACGGTGCAGCCACGGCGCCGGCCACGTTCGCCCTCGACGAGGATTACATTCTCGATGCCGACCTCGGCACGGTTTACATCCCCGTCGGCAGTGGTGCAATCGGCGGCGACATCGAGGTGGCCTACGGTATTGCGGCCTCCACCCGCGAGCAGATTGCAGCAGGCGAGACGCAGGTCGAAGGTGCCCTCAAGTTCATCTCGAACAATCCGGTGGGACCGAATGGCGACACGATCTTCCCGCGCGTGCGCCTGTCTCCCAACGGTGACCTCAACATGATCCTGGATCCCGAGTCGAGCGAATGGGCGCAGTTGCCGCTTTCGATCAGCGTCATGAAGAAGGGCAACCTCGCTCTCGCGTATCGCGACGGTCGTCCGGTAGCGTAAGGGATCGTCATGGATCAGTTGGAGACACTGATACTGCCGAGCGAGACCGTGAAAGTAGGGAGCCAGTCCTTCGAAGTTCACGGTCTCGCCCTTGCGCATATCACCCGCATCATTCGTGAGCATCGTAGCGTTTGCTCCGAGCTTTACACAAAAGCAATCGGTGGCGAACTGACAGGAAGCGTCGAGGAAATCGCGCTGAGCATGGCCGATGATTTCGCGCCTCTGGCCGCAATCACCATCGCTTGCGCTACCGGCAACCCGAAGTCAGCCGAGAAGGCGGCACAGTTGCCACTCAGCGTTCAGGTCGATGCTCTCGAGAAGATCGTCAACCTCACCCTCGTGGCGGAGGGTGGCCTGGAAAAACTCATGGAGATCGTCGTTCGGGCGATGGCGGGCGCGGCAAGCCTGACATCCCCGAAAGCCTGACAGAGTGGGTGGAGGGTGTCCACCGCCAGGTGAGCTTGCTGCTCGACCACGGACACCCATCAGCCTGGTTCTACCCGGTCTGTAAGGTTTTTGCAGAGGCTCGCTTCGTGGTCGACAGGATCAACGCTCAGATGGCAAGCGAAGCGGCCCTTCTGCAAATGGCGATCTCCACAGTTCCAAATCAGAGCGTGAAGCCCGCCTCCACCAAGAAAGCCCTCAAGGCTTTCCAGTCGCAATTGAAGGTGTTGAACAATGGCGAGCCGTGAAAGAGTCGTCGAATTTGCCGTCAAGGCTCGCGATGAATATTCGAAGGTTCTGAAAAACCTTGAGCAGCAGCAGAAGCGCCTCTCCGCGTCGGCTGCTGCTCAGAATCGACGAGCTGTGGTTGGTGTCGCGAAAGGCGAGATCGAGGCGGCTGTCGACAATTACAAGCGCCTCAATAGCGAAGTCGATCGTTATCGCGCGGTGCAGGCCAATGCTGCCCGCACGGGCTCGTTATCCGCGGCAGAAATGCGCGAACTGGCGATACGATTAAACTGGTGCGTGATCGCTCTCGCGAAGCTATGGGAGCGTTGCAACAGAAGCGCGCGGCTCTTCAGCAAATCAACGGCGAGGCTCGCGTAGGCTTTGCGAGCTTTAGCCGGCTTGCTACAGAGATGCAGCGCGGTGCCGTGGCGTCGACGAATGAGAGCGTTGCGCTCGTCAATACCACCGCAGAACTCAACAAGCTCACTACGGCGTCAAAGAAGGCTGCCGCTGCGCAGGGTTCGCTCGGTGACCGGATGGATTCCGTTACCAGTGCGGGTGGCGGAGCTAAGAAGGGTTCCAGAGCTGGCGGTGATCCCGAAGATATTCTGGTCTACGGTTTGCGCCCGTGGCAATTGACCAACCTTGGTTACCAGGTGAACGACGTTGTCTCAGGTCTTGCGATGGGTCAGGCACCGTTGCAGGTGCTGGCGCAGCAGGCGGGTCAATTCGCACAGATCTGGCCGAACGTCATGGTCACCGTGGCGCGGTCCATCCCGCAACTCGCAATGCTTGGCGTCGTCCTGGCGCCGTTTATCTCCGCTGCGATGCGCCTGAAAGAAGCCGGCGACTCTGTTGAATACTTCCAGAAAAAGCTCGCACTTTCTTCCGACGGCTATCGTTACACTGCCGAGGGGCTTGCGGAAATCACCGGCAAGATCAAGGACATGGGGGTCTCGATCAATGATGCCCGTTCGCTGGTTGCCGGGTTTGCTTCTGACGGCATTTCCGGTGGTCGGTTTGCGGGTCTCGCGGAGCTTGCCAAGAACCTTGATGCTGTGACCGGTGAGGGTGTTGTCGAGGCCGGCAGGAGAGTTTCGGCAGCGTTCAGAGGGTCGGTCGACGACGTTCGTGCGCTGGATCAGGAACTGAACTTCCTCACGGCTTCGCAATACGAGCAGATCAAGGCCATGGATGCGAGTGGAAATCGCGCGGGCGCGTTGGCCATGGCGCAGGATGTCCTTCGTACCAAACTTGAGGGAACGAAGACAGAGGCGAGCGACTGGGCGAAAGCGATCGATGAGATGCGCGCCGCGTGGAATGAACTTGTCGGTGCGCTTGAAGACAGTGGCATTATTCAGTTCGTAACGCGCGAAATCAACTATTTCGGCCGCGATGTGAAGAACTTCACCCGTGATATCCGTGCCGCCACGAAGGTCGTACAGGGAGCGTTCGAAGACCAGAGTGTCGGTGACCGTATTTCTGAACTGCGGCAAGCTATAGCGCTCGAAGAGAAGCTTCGCGAAGGTGGTATCTCGACCGGTTCTGCGGGCATGACCGGAGTTGATAATCTCGGTGAGATGAAGGCTGAGCTTAACGACTTGCTCGGGCTTCAGCGTGAGATTGCCAAGGTCGAGCGTGAGCGCAACGTTGAAACTGCTGCTATGAGCAGAGAATCGGAAGCGCAGAAGAAGGCTCAGACTGACATCAATGCTGCCGTTGAAAAGGGTCTCGAAAGCATGCGTGAAGAGGCGTCGGCTGTCACCCTCACCAACCGCGAGCGCTTTATCGAAGAGAAGCTGCTGAAGGCGCGTAACGAAGCACTTGAACAGGCGAAAAAGCTCAATCAGGAATTTCTCGGTCTCACGAAAGAACAGACTGAGGCAATCCGCAAGCAGGCCGGCGCGCTTTATGATGCGCAGAACAGGAATTTCGAAGCTCAGTACACGGCGGAACGTGGCACGCCGCAAGGCCGCCAGATGGAGGAATTGATTGCGGCGACCGTCAAGCTCGCCGAGCAGATGGGCGTCAGCGCAAAAGATTTGCTCACTGCCATGTCTTACGAGACAGCCGGGACATTCGACCCTTGGAAGGCGGGCCCCACGACGCAGAACGGTCAGCACCGTGGTTTGATTCAGTGGGGTGAACCTCAAGCCGCCCGTTATGGCGTGACTGCCGAATCCACGATCTCGCAGCAGATCGAGGCGGTCGGAAAGTATCTGGCAGATGCCGGCGTGAAAGCAGGCGACGGATTGCTGCAGATTTATGCGGCCATCAATGCGGGCAATGCGAAAAACATCAATGCCTCAGATGCCAAGAACGGCGGCGCGCCTGGCACGGTGCTTGACAAGGTCAGTGAGCAGATGGGCGGCCACGAGGCTCGGGCACAAGGGCTTCTTGCAGCATATGCGGGAACTGTCGAACACGCGACCAAGCTTGCACAATTCGACAAGGATCGGGCGCTCGATCAGCAGGAATATCTTACCGATTATCAGAAACGCGTTGAGCAGCAGAAGTTCGAACTCGACCTACTGTCCAAGTCTGCCCGCGACGCTGCAATTCTGAAAGCGGTTCGCGATGAGGAGAACCGGGCACGGGAAACAGGACTTCAACTGACGAAGGAACAGCGTGCCGAAACGCAGCGACTGGCGGCGGAAGAATTTGACAGGAGCAACATCAATCGTGAGGTGAATGAACTACTCGAACAGCGTTCTCTCTTGCTTGAGCGCATGGATCTGGCGCAACAGAGCGGGGATCAGTCTTTGTTCGCGTCAACGGCCACCGAATTGGACAACGTAAACACGAGGCTCAACGAAGCTATAGCGTCCGCCATCGCCTTTTGGCAGGCGATGGGAGGCGAGGGTGCAGCCAACGCGATCAGCCAGTTGCAGAACATGCAGATTACGATTGGCCAGTCTACGGATCGCATGAAAACGCAGTTTCTCCCAACCGCGGAAGATATTAACGAAAAGCTTGCCGATATCGGAAGCAATGCATTCAGCGCATTTGCGCAAGCCATTGCGAACGGTGAGAATGCTGCCGACGCATTCTTCAATGCTCTGCTGCAAGGGATTTCCGAGTTCCTGATCGAGATCGGGAAAGCTATTATCAAACAAGCATTGTTCAACGCGTTGACCGGAGGTACGTCTTCCGGTGCTGGCGCAGGCGGGGGGATTGGCGGTCTGTTATCCGGCTTGTTCGGCGCCAAGCACAGCGGTGGAATCGTCGGACAGACGACTCAAACCCGTCGCGTCAATCCGATGGTTTTTGCTGGTGCGCAGCGTTATCACGGTGGCGGTATCGTAACCGACGGGCTGCGTCAGGGCGAAGTGCCCATCGTTGCGCTCGAGGGCGAGGAGGTTCTGACCGAGAACGATCCGCGTCATTCTGCAAACGGTGGCGGTGGCAAAGCCGTGAACATGAAGGTAGTGAACGTTATAGACCCGGTCGAAATGCTGGAAGCTGCCCTCTCCAGCGTTCCAGGTGAGCGCATTTTTACCAACTTCATGACCCGCAATCAGAACAAGATCAACGGGGCACTCGGTCGATAGCTCGTTGCAAAATTACTCTTAATGTGAGAAATTCCTGCCAAACGAGGATCGGTTCGACACATGGCAGTCTTCCTCCCTTTCGTGCCCAACTGGCGTAACGGAATCCGGGATACCTACGAGTTCAAAACGGACGTGTTCGCGACCCGAAATGGGAGCGAGCAGCGCCGGGCATTGCGCATCCAACCTCGGCGTTCAATCGAAGCCACCATCCTTCTCGACGGTGAGAGGATGCGCAGCTTCGCCGATGCGGTAAACCGGGCGCGGGACGGCAAGGTTGAGATAGCCGACTTCTCGGCGGAGCCTGCGCTGGTGAAGAACACCACAGCAGCCGGCGCAACGGTTCTGCTGATAGAAAGTACACCTCTGTGGATGGTCAACGACGGAGCCTACGTTCTGATGACGGGGCGCACGGCGGCCAAGGTGCAGATCGACTTTGTGGACAACAACACGGTCGTCCTTGTAAACCCGCTGCAAAAGCCGGTTGGCGCAGGCGCATATCTTCTCCCGTATTTACCCGCGCAACTCGCCAATTCGAATACGCTTTCACTCTATACCAATCAGGTTGCCACGGCTCCGGTAAAATTCGATGTCGAGCCGGGCTCGGTGGTGCGGACTCCGGACGACCTGCCGTTTGACGAAAGCGCCGAGGGTGACAGTGTCCAATCCTTCGGGCCAGCAGCTATTCTGTTCGGCCGCTATGTGCTCCTGCGAAAGCCGAATTATCTCAATCGGCCGCAGGTGCAGTTCAATCTCAAATTCGAGACCGTTGATTATTCGCGCGGTGTCGTAAAAACCTTCACACCTGTTCCGCTTGTCTCCCGAACGCTGACGGCCACCTACATGGCGATGAGCCGTGCGGATGCGATGGCTATTCTGGATATCTTCGTGCGCTGCAAGGGCAGGGCGGGTGAGATTTACGTGCCGACGTGGGGGAGTGATTTCCCTGTCGCTATGAACGTGGCCGACAAAGTGATTCAGTTCGCCGGGACGGAATTCTATGACACCTACAATGAAGACCGCGCCCACGCGGCGGTGTTGATCCGCACCCGCTCCGGTCAACTTCTTCCCCGCGAAATCACGCTTATGGCGACCAGCGGCGGCAACACATTCGTCGAGTTTCACGAGGATATCGGCGTTGCCGCGTCGGAGATCGAGCAGATTTCGTGGATGTTCGTCTCCCGCTTCGCACAAGACAGCCTCACGATCGAATGGGTCACGAACACCGTAGCAAACATCAGTCTGTCTTTTGTCACGCTCGAAAACCTGGCGGCGGAAAGCTCCTACGGCAGCAACTGGATACTGGCTACGGGCTACTGGCGAGACAGAGGACAGTGGGTCGATTCCGCCGTGTGGGAGGACTGAGATGCCTATCGGTCCTGTCGATCTCATCAAGAACGGCGAATCTGGCGCCAGTGTTCGCGCAAAACTCAATCTCCTGCTGCAGGGAGCGATCGACGGCTCACTCGGTTCGGTCACACCCGAAGACCTCGATGCACTGGTCGACACGATTGCACCAGAGCGGCCGAAAGATTTCGAACTCAATTCGACATTGGTGCCGTCCAATCTGCTGATCGGAACATGGGCTCCCTCGCTCGAGGACGACTTCGCATATTACGAGCTGCAATTGAAGCAGGGCCTCGGAAGCTGGATAGGGTATCAGACCAGTTCGACCATGTATCAGGTCTCGATGATCCCGAACACGGTCTACACCGGCCGCGTTTTTGCAGTCGATAAATCAGGAAACAAGTCGGAGCCAAGTGTCGAGTTTACGCACACGACCGTCGCGGATGAAATTCCGCCTGCCATGCCTGTAGGCCTTACAGCGAGCGGAGGGATCAACAACACGTGGCTGAAATGGATCGCAAATACCGAGACGGACTTTGCCCGGTACGAGATTTTCGAAGCGCTCGAAGAATTTCCGGCGCCCACCGACGAGTCGACTCCTTCTTACACGTCTCAAACGAACGCGTTCGTCATCGCGGCGCAGGATCCGGAAATCACGCGTTGGTACTGGGTGCGAGCGGTCGACACGTCGGGGAATAAATCTCCGTGGTCAGCTCCGGCCTTTGCAACGACTTCCAAAATCCGGAGCGAAGTTAAGGTAACCTTGGTCGGCATCCTTTTTAAGCCGGGCAATGCACCAAACGGGAATCGGCTGACATGGACGGCTGGACAAATCACCTTCGGGACCGACGGCAGTGTTCCGACCAGCCAGAACATTCCGTCCGGATTCGTCGATTTCACCGGTCCGACCCTCTACGTTTATTACGTGCTTGGTGACAACAAGTTCTCCGTCACCACGTCACTTGTTACAATGTATTCGCAGGATTCGGTCCTGCTCGGCGTCTATCGGGGTGGGAACGACTATCAGTCGGTTGAAGGTAAAGCGTACATCGATGGTGGCACCATCTTGGCGCAGACGATCGGCGCAAATCAGTTGGTTGCTGACCAGGCAGTCATCACTGGTGCGGCTCAGATCGCTAATGCAATCATCACGAACGCGCATATTGTCGAACTGAGCGCAGCAAAGCTGATGGCAGGCACGGCGCTTGCCGGTTCCATTACAGTCAGCGGGCACGCGCTCGGCGACGTGGCGGATTACGCGAACGATCCTGCCGGCCGCATCAATGAAGCGCTGACACAGATCGATCCCGGCAAAATCCTGATTTCAGGTGGAACCTCGCTCGCTGACTGGCGCTCGGGGGGTGACAACACCAAAATCAACGGTGGCAACATTGCCACCAACTCGGTGCGCGCAAACGTGCTCGAGATCGGAGCCAGAGGGGTCACCGCGACCGGAATCGCCTTCTCCGGAAACACACCAACGTCCAACCGCGTCAGTTGGACCGCTGGAACGATTACCTATCTCGATGATACCGGCGCTACGGTTGAGGTTGTCATCTCGGAAAATCCAATCGGCGCGATGTGGACCGACGCCACGATCTACATTTACTGGGCCAAGGGTGCGTCTTCCCTATCATCGACCACTTTGCCGTCCACTGCGTTCGCGTCGAACAACATCGTTCTCGCCACGTATAAGGGCGGACTTAACCTGAGTACAGATTACGGCCGCACAATAATCGACGGGCAGGGGATCAAGACCGGCACTGTCGGTGCTGACCAAATTGCCGCGAACGCTATCCGCGCACAACACATTGCCGCCGACGCTATTCAGGCGGGACACCTCCAAGCAGGTATCATTTCTACGGATAAACTTGCTGCTGGCGCAGTAACCGCGGCAAAGATGAGTGTCGGTTCTCTTTCTGCAATTTCAGCAGTGTTGGGATACGTTGATATCGGCGATGCGAATATTTCTCGACTGACAGTCGGAACGTCGAATATCGCTGCGGGCGCTATTTCGGACGCGTTTGAAACGTCGCAGACCGGCAGCAATCAGGTCAGCTTAACAGTTAATCATGGAGCTGGATCGCCAAGGGTGTACTTGTTCTATTCCAGTGAACTCATCACCCAAAACAATCAAACCGGGGCAGCTATCAGGTATGACATCAATAACGATACTGACGGGGGTGTCATAGGTTCAATGGGGATGGTGAACCCTGGCGTTAACAATAACGATATCGTGACCGCTTCATCGTTCCGGATATTTGTACCCCCGTCTGGACGAACGCAAACCACGTTCAGAATAAGCCGACAGGCGCTGACCAACCTGTCGACCTCGGCGCGCCTCATCGCGATGGTTCTTCGCCGATAATAGGAGATTTGATGTCATTCAATTCCCGAGAAAATAGCCGTTATAGCGGTACACCAGTCTCCCTCTATCTAATCCAGGGCGCCGAGAATTCCGCCGAAAGCGGGATGATTGGTCCTTACGGTTTCAACAACGGTGAAACGACCATCGATCGGAAGATCGGAACGAACGAACTCGGCGAAGATATTATTCTGCCGTTTTACCCGTGGCCGATCAAGAACAGCGCCATCAGCCACGACGGCACACTGGACAAATCGGATGTCACGATCTCCATGTCACTCGGCAGTGAGATTGACCAGTTGTTTCTGGCATATCCACCGTCGCAGGTCGTGAACCTGACGATTTTCGAGGGCCATGTCGGCGACCCAGTGACGGAGGAAAATTATCCAGCCATTTGGCTCGGTCGCATCCTCGGGAGCACCTACAAAAAGAACGAGATTGAACTTTCATGCCAGCCCGTCTCGACGTCACTGAAGCGACCGGGGCTTCGGCGAAACTACCAGATCGGCTGCCCGCATGTCCTCTATGGCTCGCAGTGCAGAGCGAGTCGAGCAGCCGCGACAGTGACCCGTTCGGTAACAAGCGTGACCCGCAACCGGATCATGGTTGACGCTTGGTTGGGCGCACAGTTTGGGCTTTACATCGGCGGCCTGCTCGAATGGACAAATTCGGATACCGGCGTTCGCGAACTACGCACCATTGCCAACGTCATCAATGACAGCGGCACCAGTGTTATTGTCGTTCGAGGTATTGCCCGAGGGCTGGCAGCCGGCACGCAACTTTCTGTTATCAGGGGGTGCAATCGACAAATGAGCGGCTGCAATCAGCATAACAATATTCATAACTACGGCGGACAACCATTCATCCCGCTTGAGAATCCCCTTTCATCTAAGAACCAGTTCTACTAGAATTGCTCACTAAAAGTGAAATACGCGAAAAGTGAGCTATGCCCCTTCCATTTCTGGCATCATTTCTGGTCCAGCTTCTCATCGGCGTAGGCTCGATGGTGATCGGCTATCTTACGATGCCGAAAGCCGCCACTTCGCAGCCTGACGAACTTCGCGACATGGATGAACCGACGGCCGAAAGCCGTCCTATCCCGGTGCTGTTTGGCGAACTCGATGTAGCTCCTAACGTTCTTTGGTGGGGCGACAAGGCGACGACCAGCAGAAAGGTCTCAGCGTGAGCGAGTGGGACCCGATTGTGACGATCAGCGATATGCGACCCTTCTTCTGCGTGAAGGGAGTTCGTAAAGCCTTCGTGACAGGCGGCGGCGATTTCGAGCACTTTCTGAGAAACGGCATGCCAGCATCGAAACTGCGCGGCAAAGGTTTCGATGCGCAGTTGGACCGTGTCCTTGAAGCGATCAGGGCGAGGTCTTCCTGATGGGCGCAGGTGGCAAGGGCGAAGGCAAAGTAGAAATCTTCGAGTACACGATGGGCCTTCACATGGGCATCTGTGCTTATGGTGACGGCCTGACGCTTATCGCCGCAAAATATAATGACAAAGAAATCTGGCGGGGCACGCTGGTAGACGAAACCACCGTTCCGGTGAACCGGCCCGATCTGTTTGGCGATGTGAAAAAAGAGGGTGGTGTCAAAGGTCTTCTATGGTGGCTGCCAGGTAAAGCCACGCAAGTCATGCCGGAGTCGCTGGCTGCCCGTCTCGGATTGACCAGCGCGACATGCCCCGGTTTCCGCGGACTCGCCAGTGTCTTTCTGACCGGTGTCGCTGATGTGTGGGAAGGTGCTTACCAAGGGCTCGTCAACGCGCTGAACAATCAGCCATCGGCGTTCAAGCGCGGCTTCTATCTCGCGGCCAACAATCCTTACCTGCGCGCCTTTTCGTTCCGTGTTCGCCGGGCTCCGATCGGTCTCAATCCAGCCCTTGCATTGATTCAGGTCGACAATGATTCCCTTGGAAATCCCCAGTTTGCCGCCAACCCTGCCCACATCATCTACGAGTGTCTGACCAATCAGGACTGGGGAATGGGCGAAGCGCCGGGTGTGATTGACAAACCATCGTTCGAGGCAGCCGCGCAACTCTTCTACAACGAACGCCTCGGCATGAGCTTGATTTGGACGCGCCAGAGCGAAATCGAAAAATTCATCGGTGAGGTCTGCAACCATGTGCAGGCCGCCGTTTTCGTCAAACCGTCGACCGGCAAGCATACGATCAAGGCGCTTCGCGGCGACTATGATGTTGACCTGTTACCGGTAATCGACCCAAGCAATGCCGATCTGTCGAGTTTTGCCCGCAAGGCGTGGGGTGAGCTGGCGAACGAGATCGTCGTCACGATGACGAACGCAGAAACTGGCAAGACGGAAACGATCACCGTCCAGGATCTCGCCGGCATCGCAGCAGAAGGCGGAATCGTCAGTTCATCGAGAAACTATTACGGTTTCACCTCGAGAACGGCAGCGCAATATGTGGCCGAGCGCGACCTTGCTGCGTCTGTGAATCCTATCGCGACTTGTCAGGCTCAGGTGACGCGGCAGTTTTGGGACTCGGTCAGCAGCGACGTGGTGGTCTTGTCGTGGCCCGAATACGACATCGAGCGCATCGTGTTCCGCGTTTCGGAAGTCCAGAAGGACTCTAACGTCGTCACCCTCGACCTTTACGAGGACATCTTCGGCCTCGATCTCGCCAGCTACCTTGAGTCCGACGACACCGCGTGGGTCAATCCGTCTCAGCCTCCGACGCCCGCGTCCTATTACCAGATCGGCACGGCTCCTGCGTTCATGGCTTCCGCTGCACTGAAGCTCAACGATCCGTCAGAATTGGAATATCCGGAGGCGCTCGCCGCCGTCACGGTTGGTGCCGACAGTGATGACGACGTGAACTACGATCTTGTGACCTATGTCACCGACGTGAACGGCACGACCAAACGTTCATCGATCGGCACCCGGCCGTTCTTCGGTACTTTTGCGCTCACCACTCCGCTCGTCGCGGAATCGCAAAGCCAGTTGACCTCTTTGCCGGGTCTGCGCGGTGGCGTTCCGTCGGCAGGCGATTTCATCCTCATCGGAACCGGGAGCGACGAATACACCGAAATTTGCACGGTTCAGACGGCAGACGCGCTTGGATATCTTTTGAACCGTGGGATGCTCGATACCATCCCGAAGGCATGGCCGGTCGGAACCCGTTGCTTCATCATTCCAGCCGACTCCATCATGGTCGATCCGACTGTGAGATCGGTGTTCGAGAGCACATCCTATTGGCTGCTGACCAGAACGACAGCGGGCGCTCTTCCGCTGGCAGATGCTCCGCAACTGAACATCTCGATCACCCCGCGCCCGTATCGCCCCAACCGGCCTGCCAACGTAAAGATCAATGGCGTCGGTTTCGGGGCAGTCGATGCGCGTGCCGCATCCGAACTGTCGCTGACCTGGTCAAACCGAAATCGCATCCTCGAGTCGACACAGGCTCTGAAATGGAACGAGGCTGATGTCGGCGGCGAAGACGGTCAGACGACGCGCATCGATGTTCGAACGACGACCGGAACGCTGATCACCAGTTACACCGGTTTGATCGGCAATACGTTCACCATTCCGCTCAGTGATCTCGGTACGAACGTCAACTCGACAATCACCGTATCAGCAGAGCGCGATGGCTATCGTTCGCTGCAGGCTCACACACTCGCGGTTCAAATCACACCTCGCGATGCGATCAGATTGTCCGGTGACGAGAGCGGATATCTCCGCCTGTCGGGCGACGAGAACGGACGCATTCTACTTTCAGGAGACGCCTGATGGCCGACAAAGAACTCGGAGCCTTATCGCCGATCGAAGCGCTGCTTGCGGCGGCGCTGTTTCACACCGTCCAGGAAGGAAATAGCCGGAAGGTCACGGCGCAACAGATTGCTGACTTCGTAAACGGGAACTATCCGGCGTTCATTCAGACGCTTCTCACGGCGCAGGACGCCGAAGACGTTTACACAGCAATTGGCACAGCACCTGATGCGAACAAGCTCGGTGGCCAGTCTCCATCTTTCTTCGCCTCGGCTGAAGCGGTTGGAAATGCACTTGCCGACAAGGTGCCGACGTCGCGGACGGTAGCCGGTAAAGCCCTGACCGATGACATTACGCTTGATAAAGCTGATGTCAGCCTCGGGAACGCCGACAATACCTCTGATGCAGATAAACCGGTCAGTACCGCGCAGCAGACTGCACTTGATCAGAAGGTGACTGGTCCGAACGGTGGCGTCGCCGACAACTTCCCGGTGGCGTTCGATGGGACCACGGGGAAACTCATCAAGCTTATTACCGGCGCTATAGCGCTGCTGCATGGCCTGACGCCTGCCGCTGATCGTCTGCCGTATTTCAATGGTGCTTCTTCGGCTTCACTGGCCACCCTGACGGCATTCGCCCGCACGATTCTGGATGACGCAGACGATGCTGCTGTCCGCGCCACCATTGCTGCCTTTGCCAGTGCTGGCGGCGCTCTTTCGGGTGCTGTCGACTTGGCTTTCGCCCCAAACAACTGGTCGATCAGGCAGACAACGACAGTTACGCTGGCGGCATCTTCGAACTACGTGTTTGCCGCTGGCAGCGGACTCATCCTGATCACCGATCCGACAACCGGCAGCACCGGAGTGTTTCTTTGTGGTGGTGGCGCTTCTGTGCTTCTCGGGCAGAGCATCGCCGGCACCTTCGGCATTTCCGGGTCAAGCGCTCCACTCCGGCTGGAGTTTTCAACACAATACTATTTTGCCAACTATAGCGGCTCCAGTCGCACGCTTGGCATCATGAACATTCGCACGAGGAACAGCGCATGACGAGCGAGTACACAAAGCTTGAAGATGGCCTCAATCAGAACGCGTGGATCGGGCCCGATGGCAACATCTATGTTTGCCGGGACGGACAGACAGTCGAGGAACTGCTGGAAGAGATAGGCGAAGGCGGATCAACTCTCACGCCCACCAGCACTGACTACGAAAACGCCATCCAGAACCTTGTTGACAGCACGGCGCGCGAGCGTCAGTTTCGCGATGGCGTGACGTTGGCCTCCTATGCGGCGTCAACAAAACCAAATTGGGCTGCGGAGGCTCAAGCTTTCGTAGCGTGGCGAGATGATGTCTGGTCTTACGCGTACGGTGAACTGGCCAAGGTGCAGGCTGGGCAGCGTCAGCAGCCGACCGTTGACGAGTTCCTCAGTGAGATTGCGCCAATATCTTGGCCTGAGCACCAATAAGGACATCAGATGGCCTCCTACATCGACTCACTGAAACGGCAGAACTCTTTCCTGCAATCGGAACTCGAGAGGCATGCGAATGCCTGCGACGCTCTGGCTTCGGAACTGGATTTGGCAAACCGCCAGCGCGACGCCCTGCAAAAACAACTGGATGAATTGCGGAAAGATCAAGCCGAGCTTCCCTTTGACGCCCAAAATTCCTCATAAAAGTTGTAATTTTAGAGGATGTTGTGTAATTCTCCTTGGGACCACAGCCGTTCCCGAGGATTAAATCATGACAGCAGTGTCCGTCGTTCAGGTCCGCGCCGCAGCAAAAGGCCGCGTTGACGAAAGCAACCTGAATTCCATCATGATGGCGCTGTCGAAATACGGACCCGGCGTCGGTCTGAACCTGCCGCATCGTGCTGTCCAGTTTCTCTGCCAATTGATGCACGAGAGCGGATCATTCCGCTACGACCGGGAGATTTGGGGTCCGACGCCTGCGCAGGAGCGCTACGACACCCGCACGGATCTCGGCAACACCCCTGAAAAAGACGGCGACGGCTACAAGAACCGCGGGCGCGGCCCGATCCAGGTTACCGGTGCCCACAACATCCGAACCTTCTACCAGTGGTGCAAGCGGAAGGGATTCAACCCTCCCGATTTCGTGAAAAACCCCGACCTGATCAACACCGATCCGTGGGAAGGGCTTTCGGCTATCTGGTACTGGGACGAAGGTAACCCCGACGGAAAGAGCCTCAATCGCTACGCAGATCGCAACGATCCCGAAATGATCACCCGCCGCATCAACGGCGGTCTGAATGGCTTTGCGGATCGTTTGGATTATTACACGCGTCTCGGTCTCGCCGTGCTCGGGTTCAAAGTCACCGATATTATCGGCCTGCAGAACGCCGGGCAGAAGGCAGGTTATTACAAGGCCAAGCTCGACGGCCTCGACGGTCCGCAGACCCGCGCCGCCATCCACCTTATGCTGGTCGACCTGTCGCCCAAGTCGGAAATCGTGCAGGTCAAGGCTGCTCCCGTCGTTGAGGAAAAGCCGGTGCCGGTTACGCCGCCGAGCCTTGATGCGCCGTGGTGGAAGTCGAAGGAGGTAATCGTGCCTGTCGTAACAGGTGGCGGTCTCTCCTCTGGTTTGGCAACGGTCGGCTCGATGCCGTGGCAGAATCTCGCGCTCATTCTTCTCGCCTTCGGGCTCGCTGGCGCTTTCCTCCTCTGGCGCAAGAAATCGGACGCGAAGGCGGTTTCCGAGCAGGTGCAGGGAATGGCGTGATGTTCAGCTTCACCGACTATCTCAAACTGGGCATTGGCGCCATCGCTGGCGCAGCGCTGATGGTTGTGCCGGCTTGCTCCTACGGCCAGTTTCGCGAGCGTGAGACCGCCAAAGCCGAGGCAGCAAAAGAAGCTCTCAACCGTATCACCGAAATGGAGAAGAACGATGCTTCGTTCCGCAAGCTACCGTCTCGCGAGCGTTGCCTTGCTATCGTGCGCGATAGCGGGCTGCCAGACAGCACCTGTGACGAACGGTAGCGGATATCAGGTCACGCGTTTCTCTGATCCGGAGGCTGCACGCCTTGCTTCACAGGATCCGACAGCCGGTCCCGCAATCTATTCGAACAACCGCCAGTGCAGCCAAGACGCTGCCTGCCGCAAATAAGGGCAGGGGAGCCGTATGGAACCTGGTTACCAAGGAACCGGAATGTGGGTGAGGATACAGCATCGCTTCGGTCCGCGTATGATGGAATGGTTCATGGCGGGCCATCTGATCGCACTCGGGTGGGTGTTGTTGCTTCCGTCTCAAACCTTCAATCAGCCGGCTTTCGCGGGATTTAACGAGATCGTTCCGTCTGAAAACGCCCTCGGCTGGATCATGTCCATAGCAGGCTGTTTGCGGGTCGGTGGCCTTGCCATCAATGGTGCCAGAAAGGCAGTTACACCGCAGATACGCCAATTTTCAGCAGCGGCCGGATGTTTGATTTGGTCTGGCATGGCATACGCTTTTGCATCTTCCGGGGTCATCAGTACGTGGATTGCCATCTATCCGATCTTCGCCGTGGCAGAGTTGGTCAATATCCATCGTGCAGCGCATGACCAGGGAGAGGTTCACAATGGAAAGACTGGCTGAGCTTCCTCCGCTAGCACTTGTCGTCTTCGGAGCCACGCTAGCTGTTATCTTCGCTGTCAGGCACTTTGGAATAACTGCCGGCGCAAAGGCCGCGCCCGAGAAGTCGCAGGCTTCTGCGCAGGTGGCTGCCGTTATCGTCGATCCCACTGCACTCAACAACGCGACCAAAGCTCTCGAGGCGCACACCGACGCGGTCATGGAGATGACTGAAACGATGAAAGACAGCGGGCGTCACTTCTCCCACATGGCGACCGAAATGGATCGAATTCGCGAAGAGCTGCGTATTCATCGCGAACTGGCGCGTCGTGCATAGGTAGGTTTAGGTGTCCGATTTTCTTCAATGCGCTTCCCACTTTTCGGTTTGATGCTGCAACAGGCATTTCGAGAGATACAGGCCCAGGCCTATAATCTCGACACGAAGCAGATGATGCTTTCCGTTCTGGAAGTTATCCGGAACGCATAAGGTCAAGCTTGTAATGTTCGCGCTTTGGTTTATCTCTTCGAAATCAAAGTCGGGGGCGAAATGGTAGCGTTACAAACCGACGCTGGAAAAGTGTTCAGCGCTTGTAGAACCACACTAATAGAGATTTCAGCATTCCTGCAGGCCCACAAATCAACTGCTCTAATTGAGGTTGGCGCCATTTTAGACAGGCTGGTGGACCAACTCGGCGATGGCGGGGCACTGGAGGAAACTCTGGATTTTGTTCTGTTTGAGCTGGATAGCATATACGAGTCAGACTACTACGACCCACTCGATGCAACGGAAATCCACGGTATGTCGGTTGCGACGCGCCTTACCGACGTGGTTAGAGGTTTGCGAATCCTATCAGACCATCTCGAATTTGAGCGGCAGCTGACATCAAGTGGAACCGCATCGAAAGCATCTTTGCGGTTAACGTCTGTGCAGCCTGCGCCCGTTCAAGAGGCGGTTAATCAGATACACCGGCGAATAAGATTAGGCGAGAAAGAATTCCGAGAACTTGTGCTTGATCAACCGAGAATTCCGCAAATTGAGGGGCTAGGCTACCTCGCTGAGCGTGTGAGCGACCTCGTCGACCAACTGCGATTGGCAGGAGAAGCAACTTTAAATATGGCTGTCGAGAACCTCACTCACGCCTTAGACGACCTGATGTACGAACACTCCGATCTTCTGGCCTCAGAATCAGCCACTCGGCTGCGACAGACATTTGAGGCGGCGTCTGAAGTTGCCCACGACTTACTTTCGGAAATATCAGGGACCGTCGGCGTTGACGATCCTATCGTTACGCATCGCGAACAGGCACTGGCTCCATTTCAATTCGCTATTTCTGGCGATCGATTGACAGTACAGTCTCAGGCGACACATCCAAAGACGGGCTCAGAGCGTATCGTCGCAGCGGCAGCACGAGCCTTGAACGCCCAAGCCGAAGATCTCGCTGATGATCTTGAGGGCTCGAACCATCCTCGGCTCTTCCGTGCATTTAACCGCCTACGGACCGCTCTTAGCGACGGGTCAAGTGTAGTTGAGATCGGAATGCTTTGTTCTACGCTAGATGGGCAAATCCGAGCAGCATCTGAGGAACTTTCGGAGAGCCTGTTGGCCCTTCTATTGAGCTTCAGTAAGGGCGTGATGGATTTCGCCTCTCAGTTCGAGGAATGGCAAGAATTCTCTGACAATGCGGCCGAGGCCAGCTTTGAACCACAGGATGGCGAGAACTACACGAAGATTGCTAGGGTTCTCGCAGCCGAACTGGAACGGCGTCAAGAAGTGGACTCAAAGGTGCCTGAAGCCCTTCGCCAAGTTGCAGAGTGGAATGCAAAAACCGATTCACCGCGGTCACGTCTGAGCCTTGGGAGAACAGTTCTGAATATCATCACCGTTTGTTTCAATGAGCTGGTCAAAAAGCCGGCGCAGATTGCGATCGGTGTGACTGGCACGGCAATCGTTGCCGTCGTGCTTCACCAGGCAGCGATCCATGCTGCCGAAATTTCACGAACTCCCGAGGGTTCATGGTTACGACCTGCAGTGAGAGTAATTGAGAACCATATCGGAAAACTGGAAAATCCTTGACGTTCAGCGCAGCGCCTCGGTCATCGCCTGAGCGAATCCGATTTCCACGCCTTCCCATTTGCCCGCCTCCACCTGCGCTTGTAACACGCGCGACAGGTGGAGGGGATTTTCGGTTGTCATCATCAGGGAGTGGAGCTGCGAGAAATATAAACGACCGGTGTCACAATCGGCCTGATAATCATTGGTGCGAACCGGCGTCCAGGGTTGCAGCCGTCCTGCTTCTGAGGCGACGAAAGGAAGCTGCTCAAAACTCATTACATTCATTGTTCCACTCTCACATTAGGTCGCTCAGGTCGACGGTTTCACCGATCAAATCTTGCATGTAGGAATTTAATCCTTTTATATTCGAATGTGAACATACCGTGAACGAATTTTCAGCAAGTTCTTCATCTGCAAGCAACATTTTTTGGTTGTGGTCGTTAACTTCCGGAAACCTGCGTCCTAAAAATTCGACGTATTCAGTTTCGGCTTCCATGAGGATACAGTCAAAGCCCTCGCGGCGCGCTGCCTCGGCTGTCGTTCCGGAGCCGGCAAATGGATCAAGCACGATGCCACCCGGTGGGGTGATGTGCCGGATCAGGTTCTGCATCAACGCGATGGGTTTGACGGTAGGGTGAGCACCAACTGGCTTCCCATGTTCGTCGACCGGCAGAAGATGGTGGGCTCGGTCGAATTTTCCTGCCTTGCCGTTATAGACGAGGGCCTCGCCACGGTCATCGCCAATGAAGCCGGCGAGCTTTGCAAACTCGTAATCCTCATCGCATAACGCAAAGCGGTGGAAGAAACGAGCAGCGGATGTCGCACCGTCGCCAGGGAACATTTCAATCACATCCGGAGAGCCGTCGAGAATAAGATTGGATGGATGTCTGCCGGTAGGATCGTAGTTTTCGCGATCTTTATCGAACTTGCCGTAAACGAGATTGGTCATAGCCCCGCTGCCGAAATCGGCATGCTGGTTCTTTTCTTTCGATTCCCGTTCGTCAGCGTCGCCTGCAAAGGCGACGCGGCAACCGTCGATGTTGACCGCGCCGACGCCGTGTTTAAGGAGATTGGCGGCGCCGTTCTTTTCACTGAATGGTTTCTGGCCGAGGTAAATGGGTTCGAGTGCAGGCTTCTGCGCCTGCGTGCCGTAAGCCCATCCTTCCCACGCTGCCGCTTCGTCCGAGCCGGGAACGTAGGTGCCGGGCTGGTATTCTCGACCGTTGTCCTTGATCCAGCTTCCGTCCCGGTTCTGGTTAGCGCCGGGGATCATACGTTTGACCGGATTGCCAGCGGCGTGGAAATGCCCTTCTACGCCTAAGTGCTTGTCGATCGCCTTGTCGGCTGCATGTGCTTTCGGGAATCCCGACCCAAAACACCATCCGTGCATCGGGTGCATGACGAAGCCGGCCATTTCCATGGCGCAGGCTTGCCAGTGCCCGGTGCGGCTGCCGCTGAAAGCGAAAACGTAACCGCCCGGTAACAGGATGTCGTAGATCAGCTTCCAGAACTCAGGATCACGCTCGATGCCGGTGCCATCCCACGCGCGCCCCATGAAGCCGCCAGACAGCCGCGCGAAGCTGCCATCGTTCTTCTCACGGCGGGCAGGGGCTGACCCTTCTTTGCCGAAACGCTTCTGGATCGAAACCAATCCATACGGCGGGTCCGTCACGACTGAATGGACGCGCACGCCCTGTGCAATCAGGCGTCGTAGCGAGGCGCGGTTGTCGCCGGGATGCAGCGTGATGTTCGTCATAGGAATACTTTCAGACCAGAAGGTCGTCGGATGTGTCAGCAGGCATTTTGGTCCGCAGAACCTGAAGCAAGACCTGGCGCAGCTTTTGTGAAGGCAATGCCTCGGGCACGAGAGCGTCGACAACGAAGCTGCTGTGATCTCGACCCATGCTCACCATGTTGCCGCCGCCGCTCATTTTGCCGTTGAAAATGCGGATCGAGTGCCATTCGCCGTTGGACATGGCGAGATCGATCAGTTCTTCGAGAGACATATCTTCGATCATACGAGCAACTCGTCATCAGAGGGATCGGCAGGCGTGGTGAAGACAGGCATGTCACGCGTTCGATGGCTCGGCGGAAGCAGCTTGACTGCTTCGAAGATTGCCTGATCGAGGTCGGCGGCATGTTGGGTGTCGGTTTGCGATGTGTCCTGAGAAATCGCCCACAGGGTGGCAATCGACTCATAGGCGGCGTCCAGTTGGCCGCGCAGAAAAGCAACTTGGATGTAGTTGTCGCTGGCGGCCATGGTTCACACCAGCAGGTCGTCGTCAGGGTCGATGGTCGATGTTACGACCCGAAGCTCATCAACCTGAATATCGTCGAGATCGATTTCGTCGTCGATGACAACTGCCGTGGCGGACGCCAGAGCGGCGGTGTCGAAGCCGTCGAGTTTGCCGGTGGCCGCGTCGAACGTCAGGCCGGTTTCGGCAGCCTTGCCGCCCGGAAACACGCGGTCCAGTTCTTCGAGGAGAGGGGTCTTTTGCAGCACAAGCGTGATGGCCTCGCCGCCAATGGTTCCGATGGTGAAGGGGCTACCCTTCGTTTTGCGGATTGCGCCGCGCAGCTCGCCGAGTTTCATTTGCAATCTCCGTTGTTGGGAACAGGGGTCAGGGGTCGAGCATCGTCATGCCGAGTGCGGCCATGTACGTCTGCAAGATCGTCTCTTCTTCGAGGCGTTCGTTCGCGTCTTTCTTCCGAAGGCGGATGATGGTGCGGATAGCCTTGGTGTCGTAACCGCGCCCCTTGGCCTCGCTCATCACGTCCTTGATGTCGCCCTGGATTGCCGCTTTTTCTTCCTCAAGCCGCTCGACACGTTCAATGATCTGACGCAATTCTGCGGAGGCGACCGTCTCAACCGTGTCGCCGCTGTTGTGTCCGATAGACATTGTTTCTCCTAATAATTGAAATTCACGCTAAACGTGAAATAATGATGCATCAAGAACGAACCGGTTTGTCTACCAGTCCACCCGCAATGAACGAAGTTGCACCGGTCAGGTGTGACGGTCTCAGACGGTTCTTTCCGCTTTCGGTGTATGGCTCGACGCCTTCCGGATACTTCTCAAACATCTGGTCAACCACGCGCTGAAGCTCGTCGCGAACTTCGTCCAGTTTCGCTTTCGGCGGCCGGTCGTCGTTCAATTGCTGTTGGATCATCGCGTCACGCAGCACGACGAGGCTGCTGATTGCTTTGGTGATGTGGGATAGCTGGCTATCAGCGTCGATGTCTTCGCCTTCCCACCATTGCATGATGTGACCGACAGCCGCGTCGACATAAACCGACGCTTTGACGCCGGCCACTCGATAGTTGTGACGGCCATATCCCTTCTTGTGCCCTTCCAGCATTGCGACGCCGAGTTCGCACATGACGGTAAGCGGGATCGTCGTGAATTGGCGCCACTTTTTGATGCCGACGTTGTCTTTCGGATTTGATTCCTTCGTGCTCATGACCGCACCTCGGCGACGAGGGCTTCGCGAACACGATCGTAGGTTTCCCATACGGTTTCGTTGTGGACCGGCTGGATGTTGTGCTCGGCACCATCGCGCATACGCACGGTAACGTGCCCGGAGCTGTAGTAGCACTGGATGCTCTGGACGTACCGAGGATTGACGCTGGTGGTCTTCGTGATCTCGACGAGAGCCATAGAAATCACCACTTTTTGCCGTTTGCAGCAAGCCGGGCTTCGTTTTTATGGTCGGCGCGCACGGCATTATAGGCGCGCTTCTCGGTGACAGCGCCATCAACATCGTAGCCGAACCTGACGGCATAGAGATCAATGGTTGCAAGAATGCGCGTGATTTCGATGCCGGCACGAACCTGCCAGTTGGACTCGATCAGATTGCCGAGGCTGGCAACGAGGCGAGTGATAGCAAACAGTGCTTCGGCGCGGTTGTTGGTAAGATCGATTGCGAGCCCATCCGGATTTACGAGCTTGTAACCGCAACCGCCCGCGAAATCGAAGAGCCTGATCTTGGCATCAGCCAATTCCACTTCCGCCATCTTGCGATGAGGCAGGTGGTCGTCCATCAGGTCTTTCCGCTCGCCTTCCATGGCTTCGGAAAGTTCGCTGACGACGAGCATCAGCATTTCACCCTTGTTGCGTTCGAGACGCTCGCCGGTTGCCGGGTCGCGCCACCAGTGGGCATTGGAGGCGTGGATTTCGGCGGCGAGGGTGTTTAAGTCTGTCATTTCCACTTGTTCCTCATCTTGCGTTTGTTGGTGCTTCGTCCGAGATGAAAGAAGCCGCAGAATTTGCATTTATAGGGCGGAGCCTTCGGATAGCGCTTGCGAACCGAGGCAACGACGCTACCGGTGAACTTCTCTTTTCCCTGACACGCGGATTCCCAAGTCGTGTCCTTGCTTTCCTTCATAATTCCACCTTTAAAGTGAAAGTCAAGATAAAAGTGAAATTATTGGCCGAAGGTCGTCGACCCAAGTGACGAGAGGGTCTCCGGGCGTTTCGCGGGATCGATTATGCGATCTACGCACCATGAAAGACTTGTGCCCGCTGTCGTGCCCGGAAATCGCGTGATCGTAGTTATCTTCGATCCAGATGCCGCGTTCGAGGATCCCGAGCCATTTCTTCTTGCTTTCGCCGAGCGGCAGGCAAATCACCTGTTCGAATACATCTCCGAAAACGCGCTCGAGATTGATTTTGCGCCGGGCTACGATGAGAGGGTTGTCCGAGCAACTGGTCAACACCGTGAGCCTATGGCCCATTTCCTTGAGCGCCGAGACATTCTCTACGGCGTGCGGGCACGCTTCGAGATATTCAAACTGGGAGTTGTGATTGAACCCTACGACCATCTCACGCGATGCTGCCGGCGTCAGGCCGAGCCATCCGCTCATGTCCCACGAGTCTGGCAATCCTTCGATGGAGCGGTTCTCGATGGCAGACACGAACCGTCTGAACGCGCCGAGCCAGTCTAAGAGCACGTCGTCGCAATCGAGGATGATGTGAAGATTTGGGTTCTTGCGATGGAAGTCGATCATGCCTGCAACTCCAGTTGACGGCGAAGCTGGCGGAAGCCGACGAAGTTGCCGTGTTCGATCGGAAAATCCCAAGTTCGGCCACGCCAGGTATCTCGCCTTTCGTCAGCCTGCGCGACATGCTCGAACGGGCTGGCGTGGAAAGGTTTGGTGTGCAGCTTGTCGTAGATCGCTTCAGCCCGTTCGAACGTCATGTCGAAGCCGTCCGTGGTTTTGTAGCTGGTGCTGGCGCAGCGGGCGACTGAGAGCTTTTGAAGATCGGAACTGTTCAAGGCGACAGAGCAGGTCTCTTCCTCGCTGATAAACGGCAAGTGCCATTCACCTGGGCTCAAATCTCGCACCGTCGACTTGTCTTCGAGGCACTTCCGGATTTCGCGAGCGAGCATCTGGATATGCGGCTCGGCATCCTTGTGGTCGCGCAGTTCGAGAAAATTGTCCCATTCAGTCGCCGACACGAGCACGGTGATATGCATGAAGGGTTCCAGCAGCCGGTTGATCACCTGCTTATGGTAACCAGCCCGTTCGAATCCTTCTGCAATTTGAATGGCGTTGTCGCGAGCTTTCAGCCACGCGGATTCTCTCGTGCCGTATCCCTCGCGTCCATATTCAGTGGACCATGCGACCCATTCCTCGCACTCGATATCAGCCTGCATCCCCTTCTGCGCTGCTCCCCAATGAATCGGCATGGCGGTGTCGGCGAGGATGTCGTCGATCATCTTCTTGACCGGGATCGCACGGCTGCTGGCCGCATTACGACTCATCGTCCGGTGTGTCATAAACTCGGCATGGATGAATCGCGGATACCGTAGAAGGAGCGTCGAAAGCACCTTGTTAGGTGCAGAGACGTTGCGTGAGCGCAGGATGGTTTTTGCGGAGATAGTGGTCATTCTTCGTTATCCTTTATCAGGGTTACCGCTGCGCTGTCGATCGCATCTCTCAACGATCTACCTGCCCTAAAATTGTCACCAACGCGCACGACCCATTCGCGTGTCGCATCATCCTGCGAGATCGAAACGGAAGTGTCCGTGCCGTTTTCCACGTAGCCGGCGAGTTCGCGCAAGGCGTCCAGGCGCATGGAGTCGGGATGCGCAGGTTTCGGCTTCTCGCCGGCATCCATGTGTTTTGCGGTGGCCCGCTTTTTCCCTTCCGACTGCGCCTTGTCGACGGCTCGCGCGAGATCGTTGGCAGCTTTCGCGCCGTCGCCGCCATGTTTTTTCAGCGTGGCCATAGCGAGTGTCGCGGCAACCTGTCCTGTTGCGACGAGATTGGTGACGGCGGCCGGAGCGGCCTGCAGTTCGAGAAGCTCGACGATCCACTGGCGTGCAAGGCCGGTCTTCTGCTGGATGTCTTTCTCCGTCCAGCCGAGATCGATGAGACGCTTGAATACGCGCGCCTGTTCGATGGGCGTCAGAGGTTTACCGGAATTGCGAACGATCTGGCTGAAAACGCGATCAGCCTCGCTCGAATAGCGATCTTCCGTCTGAACCGGAACGTTCTTGATTTCGGCCGCGAGATGCTCGATCGCGTACATGGTCGCGCCGTGGCGACGGTGGCCGTCGGAAATAAACGCCTTGCCATCTTCCGTGTAGACGGTGAGCGCCTGCTTGACACCGACCTGCGAGATGGATTCCGCCAGCGCCAAATCCTCGGGATCATCGGGATTGAAATTCACGGTGCGGCAGTTCCAGTCGACCTTCACATGCAGGTCGCGCGGGTCCATGCGATAGATGTCGGAGCGGCCGACGGCGAGCGATTTGATGACGCCCTGATTTGATGAAGCAGTCATTCCGGTTTCCCTTCGAGTTCGCTGAGCGTCCACGACCGGACGCTGGCGAGCGGAAATGAGTGAACTTTGGGACCGCAGAGGAGCGTCAGCACGTTCTCCTCACCGGCCTGTTTTGCGAGATGCCTGCCGAATGAGGAGCCGGCTTTGATCTCATAGGTTTCGATGGAGCCGTCGATGAACGTGACTTCGACTTGCGACCATCTTTCGGGGTAATCGGTCATGCGATTTTCCTCACACGAGCAGATCGTCGAGATCGACCGGCTTTGGTTTGACAGGTGGAGTGTCGATCAGGTCATCCAGGTCGACGATCATTTTAGAGGAAGGTGGCGCGGTGGCGATCCGCCACGTGGCTCCGAAATGCCTGACACCGCGACCATCCTCGACGAGCACATTGGTTTCGCCGTAGTGCTTGATAACGACGCCTTCGACCGGTTCCAGTCCGTAGGCGTTCAGGTAAGTGACCTTTGTGCCGACAGGCCAGAGCACGTTGGGGCGGTTCTCGGCCGCCATCACAGGATCCCCATGAGTAAAAGGATGCGCAGTGTCGACAGCAGCAAGAACCAAGCGGCAACGCCAAGGACCGAGCATGTGAGAACGAGCCTCATCGCGCGTACCTCGATTGCTGATTTGCCCGCAAACTGGTCTCCTCGACTAAACAGCGAATGCTGCCGTCAACGAAGCGCTCGAGAAGCTCGCCACGGAACTCCGATACAGGTTTGCCGGGTGCAAGTTGTTCTCGCATTGGGACGGCAACTTCGTGTATCCACTGCCGGTAAGCGGGGCTACGCTTCGAATGAATAGCGACGTCCCGTGCGCTACGAGCGATGTCAGGTTCGGTCATCATGAGCAGTTGCCCTCCGACCAGCTATTTCCGCGCTCGATGCAGGCCAGCTTGATCCGGTTGTTGCTGCCATTGGTCACGACGGCAGTGCATCCGTGGATAAAGGCCAATAGCACTATCATCACAGCCAACGTGACGATGAAGGTCTGCTTTGTGTCGCCGTCCATCACGCACCCCCTTCGGTCATCGTCATCGCGTTGTCGCGAGTGACGAAGGAGGACGCCTTGCGCGCCAAGTTCACCAGAGCGTCGGGGTCAAGGTGCGGGTTATAGATGGATGCGCCGCGATACCGGAACCATTCGTGGGTTTCGTGCAACTCGGCATCTTTGATGAGGCCGAACACGACGCCGACAACCTCCTGGCGGCACATGTGCGGAGACAGATAGCGCTTGCCAGATTTCCACGGGGTGCGGGTTCCATCTCGCTTCACGCTATCAAGGCTGGCGTCGGACGCTTCGGAAATAGACAACTGGACGTAGGCTCGCGCGGAGCCAGGTTCCCTGTGTAACGCGATGCTCCACCCTGGCTTGTAGGTGCAAGCGCCAACCAGTGTGAGCATTTCATCCCATGTCATCATGCTACACCACCTTCGGCAGGTTTGTCCCACAGCGGCAGGAAATCACGGTCGAGCGCACACTTGGTGAAGCGAAGCAATTGCTCCTGCGTGAAGGCGTAGACTGTTGCATCGTCGTTGATCGATTGCGCGCCGGCCTGCAACGCAGCTTCGAGCAGATGGCCATCTGCATCGGTTGCTATGGGCGGCGCTTCATATTTCAAAAGCTCAGGAATGGGACCGGGATCGACATTGTCCCTTACCAGTTCCTGTGCGAATTTTGCCTGGGCGGTCCAGCGTTCCGCGCCTTCAGGCACCGTCATGTCACCGTAACCCGACCAGTTCGTTTCGTTCACATGACACCAGTCTTCCAGATCGGACAGCGCCTGAAGAGCCCGTTTCATCAGAGCCCCACGGTCCATGAATGGTGAATATTCTCCGCCCGTTAGCGACTGGTCTTCTGATTGCGCCAAGCCCATGTCGCGAGCGAGGACGCGAACAATCGTGCAAGCCTCAGTGGCATTGCGCACGGGCACATTCAGCGCCTTCAAGATCACATTGACTGTGCGGGCATCCAGCAAAATCTCAGTCATTTCCAATGTCTCCTAAACTGAATTGCACGATAAAAGTGAAATTAAGGTGCGTCAATAGAATTTCTCATAAAAAGTGAAATTCTAGGTGTTCGAGCTGATCTTCCGAGGCTTCTTGACAGGGCAGGCGGGCAGCCTCTCGAACTGGGTATTCCAACCCAAGCCATTTTTCGGATCGGCGATGAACTTCGACATGACGTTCTTGGCGGCATATGCGCTCGGTGCCGCGACTTCGAATGTCTTCCGGCTACGACCGACGGCGAACCAGAACTGTTTCTGTGGGGTCATCCGAGGCACCTCTTGACTGTCACATTCAACGTGAACAAAATAAGAACATGAAACACCGTCGCGGCATCAATCTTGTTCCGAATTCCTTTCGGGTCATCTACGAAGGGACAGTGAGTCGCGACCTGTATCCAACGCTCGGCGCGTATCCCGAGTGGTATGTGTTCGGTGGCCGGTGTTCGCGCTGCGAGCGGGAAGGGTGGCTGGATCGCCAGGAACTGATCAGGCGCTTTGGAACGAACATTTTTCTTGCCAGTTTGCGGCCGAAGCTGCGATGCATGAAATGTGGCAACAAGGGAAACAACAACTGGATTGTGGGCCGGCTGCCACGGGATTAGATCGTATCAATGGCCGTGAATGCCAAATTGCCACGGCAGCTTTCCTTCCTCCCTGATTTTCTCGGCAGCTTTTCGGACCTGATACCGAAGGCTATCACGCTCTTTCCTGATAAGATCCGCATCGCGCCGTATCTGCCCACTGTTGCGCAACAGAGAAACAATCAGCTCCCAACTTGGCGCGTCCTTGTCACGAAGTGGAGCCGGGATGACAATCTTCCTGTTACCATCGCTGATCTCGATAAGGCCCGCCCAATCCGGTATTTCCTGCGGCTTCAACATCCCGGCCGGGGTGACGTAATAGAATCTGTCGCTGAACAGACGAGCTTCACGCTGCTTTTCGTGAGTGTCGCGGCGATAGTCAGCCCGAGACACCTTGATCTCGTATGCCGTGGCGAGATAGCCTTTCGACTGCCAAGGGGTGATTGTCCAGAAGTCGCAACGGCGAGCGCCGGTCGATAAGGCAAGCTCAGAGGCCCAGATCATGCTGTCATCACAACCGGCTATCAAAACGTCTAGGATTTCGGCTGCCGTCATTATCGCTCCTCCGAGTGCAGGGCGCGGATGCGTTCGGCTAAAGCCTCACCAGCTCGCGCCTGCGCTTCCGGCGTCAACTTAAAGGTCATCGAGCTTCTTTCGTTCAATTGCGTCTGCCAGCAGAAGGCCCGCAAAATAGGGCCAAACGAGTGACTTCCAGAAGCCGTGTTTATCGGCGAAGCCGTCAGCTATGCCGGCGTAGATGATACAGAGGAGAACGGAGGTCATTCGCCGCTCCTGATATTCGTGTGCTTGTGGAGAATGCGGGCGGGTGTTCCAGAGCGACACATCGAGCACTGTTCGAAATCAAGTTCTCCATGTTCGCAGGGCGTCGTCATAGCGCGGACGAAGTTACTTCGTTGCCTGCGATACATTTCTTCGCGCTCCGCTTGGGTCATCGTCTCAACGCGATCTTTAGCGGCATCAATCAGCTTCTGAGTATCACCCATCTTTCAGCCCTCCTGCTTTGCGGGTGCTGCGGGGAGAGTGCTGATAGGCAAGTAGTATTCAGGCCATGGCGCTTGCTGTCCGTGGTTGGCGGTTCCTGCATAACGCCATGTCTCAGGGAACGGCTCTCCATTGTTGGTCTTGTAGACGTAATCAATTTGGCCGGAACGATGGCGTATCAATGCCACCGTCCCCCGTGGCGCTTCATCGGCTGGTTGCCACCCCGCCACGTCCTGCACCTGTGCGGCGGGAACGTATTTGATGCCGTGTTCAGGTGTTCCGCCGTCATCCGCGTGGCAGAAGTTGGTTGCAGGATCGAAGACGAAAGGTTTGCCAGACGTGAGGCAATCGATGATCTCGCTTTCGTCCTGCACCTGTGCGGAGAGGGCGGCGCGAAGATCATCGACATACACCCACATCGTCTTGTGGCTAGGACTTGCGGCATCCAATGCCCGTTGCAGCTTCGCAGCGGCATCGCCAGCCTTCACGGCCACGGATGGTGCGGGCTCCACGGCCCGGTCCCAACATTCAGCACTGCACACCCAACGGCCGTCCGAAAGCTCGCATTCGGTGCCGCCGTCGCCTTCAGTCGTGGAAAGCCCTTTCTTGCCGCACATGCAGCACTGTGGTGGCGCAGAGGATGTCGCGGGAGGAGCAGGGAAATCTTGACCGTTCAGAAAATCTCGCAGCGCGGTCATTTCGCCAGCAGGGAACCGCGCGATCCAGTGAACGCTACCTTCCGGGCCGTGTTCGCCCTCGCATCGATCATCCTCAAGCTTAAAGTCATCTTCATCAACGACAATGTGACCGCTTCCGTCTTTTCGAACGTGCAGGCAACCGCCTTGGAAAACCAAGGCAGTTCCTGAGCAATGATCCGGCACGATAGACGATATCGGCTTTGCGTCGGACAAAGCGGCTTCACGTCGTGTCCGTTCCGCCATGATGGCGCGGGCAATAAAAGGAGCCATGGCAAGCATCGGCTCTTTCAGCATCTCTACGACAACTGCATTGGCGGACTGCATCACGTCTTCCGGGATATCGAGCATCCGTCAACCCTCCCGCTTTACGGGTACTGCGGGCAGAGGCATCCAGTGAGTGGGCTTGGTATCACCACTCCTCGGCGAGGACACCCAAGCAAAGGACCATTGTTTCGTCTTCCGGTTATATTCGGAATGTCCCCAATACCCTTCAAAGACGCGCGCACCGTTGAACAGCAGAACATTGTTGTTCAATTGCTCTTTCGCCGTCTCAATCGGCTGCCACCCCGCCACGCCCTGCGCCTGTGCGCAGTGCTTCAACACCAACTCGATGATGTCGGACTTATCCGCTTCTAGGTGATGACCGTTGAACCAGCCGGCAAAAAGCTCATCAACGTCTTTCGAAATTTCTTCTCTGTTTGTCATGGTCCACCATCGATCCTGATTTGAAATTCTTGCTGCTATCGATCGCCCACGCCGGCGCCCAAAATCCGCCCTCAGCCTTCACGAGCACCTTCTTCGGGATCCAGACCTCGTGTCCGTAATACTGAAAAAGATATGCACGATGCGTCTCGTTGAGACACGGGCCGAGGCCGCGATAGCCGCGCGGCACCTCGTCGAGTTCTTTCGCTTTGACTTGCTTGTCGGGGATCATTTCACCCTCCGCGAACCTGTTGGGAAACCGGCACCTCTGACCTGCCGGAAACCAAAGAGGCTCATTTCGCCTTCCAGCGCTCGAAGCGGAGACCGGCGTAGAAGAGGACGCTGCTCCAGCAGAATCCGAGGATCAGATCGGGAAGATTGTTCAGGATGGCGATAACCAAGATTAGCTCCCGAAGTTTGAAACGATGCCGCCGCGGGCCTTCATGACCGAGCGGATGAATGTCTTCAGTTCAGCCTGATCCTGCACAGCCTCCTTGTTCACGTAGACTTTCGCCAGCCAGGTGAGCGTGGACTTGTCGGAAAACCAGCCCTGCAGGTTCTTCTTGTAGGTGCCGCTCGGAATTTCCGCGTAGGCGTAGAGGGGTTTCCCCTGCGGATCGACAGCGTCGTCGAAGTCGCGATCATTAACGCCAACCAGGGCCAGACCGTCGCCGTAGAACTCGTCGGCCGAACGAACCAGTGTGTTGCCGAGCGCTGCCGGCACGAGCATGCAGGTCGTCTGCTCGTTGCTCACCGAGGATAGTGCAATGTCACCGGACTCGTCAGTCTGACGGACCGGAGCATAATCAGCGTCTTCCGAGATGAAGTTCTGCCAGATAAGCCAAGCGCCCGACCCACGTTCACCGAGAGCGATCGAATATTTCTTCGGGTCGCTCTCGAGATCGCCGATGTCGTCGACGCCGGAATTGCTGCCGCACAGGGCATGCAGATATTCGCGGTGCAAATCGGCGACGGGCACGAATTTGGCAGCGTTGGCCGGCTCGGTGCGTTTGAGGTAAGCAAGCCCGTCGGGCTGCCCGACGAAGGCATCGCATTTGCCCTGAAGGCTGAGCTGGATATTGCCCCAGGTGCCGCCCGTGTCTTTGACAACGTCGACGGTCAGGCCTGCTCCTTTCGCTTCGGCGCGGATCATTTCGCCCGCAGCGGCATAGGGCTGGTCAGCGGCGCCGGTGCAAAGCGTAAGTGCGGCGGCCGGACTGGCAAACATGCAAGCGAGCACGAGCGCTGCTCCGATGAAAAGCTTCTTCATGTTGTCTCCTGTTGAGGGGTTGGTGTGATGAGGGGAATTCATCGCATGCTCCGAACCGGTCTGAGGTTGCGGCCGGATGCCCCGCGTTTGACGGGATAACTCCGGATGGCATGGCGAATGGTGGTATGGTCCCTGTTTCCAAGGAATGCGCCGATCTCAACGAGGCTCGACGTGGTTCGCCGAACCATCCAATAGCAGCAGGCCTGTCGCACGAGGACGACGTGCTTTTGCATGCGGTCGCTTGTGATGATTTCGGCGGAGAGACCGGTGCGAAGGCAGAACAGCGCGAGGATGCGTTCCTTCGTGGTCATCTTGCGAGGCGGCTCCACAACGACCAATACTTTCGGCTTGGCCGCGATATTGACCACTTTGGGTGCGCCGTAGATGCGCCGACGCACATCGGCGTAGCGCGCCAGCAGTTCCTCGGCTGTTTTGGGTTCAGGGCTCATAGCAGCCCCATGATCGAGGCGGCGGTCGCAACGGACAGGGCGAGAAGCAAAGTCACCGTGCTGCTTATGGCGGCGCTGATACGATCTGCTGCGCCCCGATGTCGGTCGAAACAGACGGATGCGCGTTCGAGAAGTAATTGCGCGTCGCGCACATCACGTTTCAGGCTCATCACTAATCCCTCTCGAAGCGACCACTGAGCACGCCGAAGAGGAATGCGATCAGAGCACTGGTTGCAAATGCGTAGAGAAGCATGCTCATTTCAAATTCCTCTTAAAACGTGAAAGTCAGGATGTGAAATTGAGCTGCCCGGCAGCGAGCTGACGAGCGATGCGGCTATTCTGCCTGTTTGACGAATGCGGATACTTTCGACCCGTGCGACGGGTTTTCGGGCGGCTGAAATCGGCTGTCCTGTGCAGTGGAACGACCGGCATACTGCGCGCCAAGTCGATAGCGGAGCCCAACGAGGCGAGGAGGGCTGTTGCTGCGGAAAAAATCGATCGTCTCATCATGTTCACGTCTCCTTTGAATTTCACGTTTAATGAGCAATATTGCACGATTTAAACGGAAGTCAACTGAGAAGTGAAATTTATTGAGATTTCTCCGGGGCGGTTACCACAGTATTCGCTCGAAAGCTCGCTCGTCGCGAGCCCGAATGGTCACTCAATATAGCCCCGGTCATCCTCATCTGTACCCCGAGCCAATTTCATTGTTATCCGAGCAACGTACTCGGTAAGTTCGGCGATTTCTTGGGAAGAGTAGAAGTCCGCGCCATGTGCGATCGCATTCCTCACATCCAACGCTCGCTTGAGAAGCGGGAGGTCTTCTTCAGCGATCAAATCGAGTTTCGTCAACTCTACTAGCAGTGGTCTCAATCGCAAACCGTTAGCGTTGAGGCCTGCATTGGATATTGTCGACCTGACCACTTTCTCGAATTCGCCCCAGCTGGCAAGCAAGCGGCCGCGCATAGACGCATTGTGGATTTCGAGGTTGTATTCGTCGGCTCTGTAGCGCCAGAGGTTTGAGACACCGAGGCTTGCGACGGTCATTAGCAGTCCTGCACCGGACAATATGACGGCGATGGTTTGTTCACGAGTCAGTTCGATTTGGTAGAGGGATAATGCGAAATACATTACGCCCACGACAAAAAGGAGCATGCCCAAGATGGCGTACACTCGGAGTATGATCGATATCCGTCGGGATTTATCGCGTTTGTTCCGGGCCTCCCAGTACGAGTGCCAGAAGGCTACAGCTTGTTCGCTCTCTCTTTCGTCCTGCATTTCATCGATCCATGGTCAAAGATGCGGTTAAAGCCGCGATGCCGAGGCACAATATGACAATAAAAAGCACCAGGTATTGGGCTGATTGACTAAACTTGTCATAGTCCCACATCCCACCAATCAATAAACCGAGTAACGAAGTGGCAAACGACAGAAATTTTTGAAATTTGCTCTTGGCTGCCGGCTGGTAGTTTTGCTGATAATGTGAAGCGCTTACGACCATGCTTTGTGTAACCTCTGGGGGGCCGCCCGACAGGTTTTTACTCGCTTCGAGTCTGTACGCTTCCTTGATGAGTTCTTTCACATAGGCTTCGCCATGTTTCACTATCTCATCCCGCGCATGTTGCGAGAAGCCCTCAAGGTCGGAGTCTGGGATCGAAATCGATGTCGTCATGGCTTATCGCGTGGTTGTGGCACTTGAATATTTCTACTCAGAAATGTTTAACAGAAACTGCAGCCTGCAAGCGAATTGATATTTCTCCGGGGCAGGGTATCCGTATTCTCCGGGTCAGGGAGTGGACATGTTTAGATTTCTCCGAGGTGTACTTGGTGTCGCACTTCTCGCAGCTCCCGGTGCCGCGTCGGCCTTCGGAAACGATGATCGATGGGAATCCGGATGGGGCATGGGCGTCGCGGAGGCCGTCGTTACCCGTGGCGCCGGCAATCAGATATACGTGACGTGCGATGAGGGGGCTGACAGAAATGCTACCGCTATATCCTTCACGCTTGCCGGCAACAGTTCAAAGGACAGTTCTGTCCAGCTAACGTTTGATGGTGAGGCGCCCGAGGATTATACGTTGTGGGACGGCCAAATAAAGTCAGACTGCCGGGCTTGTGCGGCAACTTATGACATCGTCATCAAGAAGCTGAAAACCCATAGCTCCGTGCATGTAAAATTCAAAAACGGAGATGCCGCGAATTTTTCGCTGAACGGATCATCAAAGGCGATCGGCCAATGCGTCGCCGATTTCTATCGATAGAGCGCGAGGTAGGTGTAATGAGATTTCTCCGAGGGGCGTTGCTGGCGACCGTTGTTTCCACTTCTGCCTGGGCAGCACAGGTCACTGCGGACACATTCGCACCGGTGACAAAGCTCTCGGTCGATGCTGAGAAATACGATCCAGCCGCGCTGGCGAAGGTTGCGAACATCCTGATCAAGGCAGGTTTCGATGAGCAGGAAACCATTTCGTCGATCAGCAAACTGGTTGTCGACCGTGTGCCGGCTGACCAGCTTCCGGACATGGTTTCTGCATCAGCCATGTTGAGCAGCGTGACGGGTCAAAGCCTGGCACGTTCTTCTGCAAAGATTTCTCGCGCATTCCGCGGCTCCGTTGCTGATATCCGGAAGCTGGACTCCGAATATAATTTCCTCACGTCAGCGCAATATGACGAAATCCGCGTGTCGAAATTGGAAGATGGCCGACGGATCGCACTTCGAGCGCTCGTCGATCGCTTGGATTCCGCGACGAATTGA